AGATAGAATCATCCACCATGAAGGCAGCTTCCTCACTAGCCCCCATCTGCATAACGGCACCAAGAGCCGTAGAGTCTTGGAGAAGTTCATCTGTCATGTACATGAGCATACCCATCTTCTTTAGATTCCATTCCATTTGACGCATCTTGGGCATCGAGCCAGTAAACGGCGCTCCTTCGGCTAGCCAGTACCCACGAATACCGCCAAATCGACTGCCATTGGCACGGCTAGTCTCGTCAATCGCATTCATCTTGAGACCGTTCGCATTGGCACCGATAGGAATTTGGCGCGCACGCTGCGCAAAGACCGACTGGTCATGGGCAAGTTGCATAATTTCACTAGAGAAATCTTGCTGAATTAGGAAACCTCCCTCACTGCCAGTCCCTTCATTCATGCCAGCAATTGCCTTTTGACCTTCAGGTTTTAGGCGTAGGTCCATAGCATGAGGATGGGTGTAGGCATTCTTAATGCTAATAAGCTGTTCACCTAGAGACTTCCAAGGCTTGCCTGCTTTAGCCTTGTCAGCTTCATCTTCCACGCTCTTGATAGCAGTGCCAGCACTATTGACAGGTGGCTCTTTCTCAAGCTTATCCTTCCACTCACGCAAGCTTTTTACCTCTGAACGCAAAGTTTCAAGCTCATTATCGGCTTCAGCCGTCCCTGTGATGGCTTCCAAATCCTTCAGGGCTTTGATAGAGGCAGTTAGTTTCTTAGCTTCCTCAAGTTTGCCCTCTTCAATTGCCTTTTTCGCAGCGGCAATCATCTGTTCTAAATTCATATTGCCTCCAATAATTCAATCTCAGCTAATAACAACAACGCTATATTCTTATCATCCACTACTGAGCCATCGCCTGGCTCCCCCTGAGTGGATGTTGGAATCGCAATCGATAGCCCTTTCAAAGCTGAAACCGCTGTTAGTTTCGGTCCAGCAATGGGCCTAGGTGTAAGGCTGGCATCTTTCCCTATGGGCCAAGATTTAATCCACCAGCTTTTGCCCGTCTGCTCATACTCAACTAGGAAAGGAAGAGTACCAGAAGAGAAGCCAAGTTTGCCAGCTTCTACCATTGCATAGATAGCTTTCTCATACTCATCCCGCAAGGCTAGTTGACCCTCTACCCAAAGCCCCACCTTATCTCTCTTAACTTTACCTTTCCCAAGAACTCGCTTTTGCATCACTTCATCTTGGCCGTGATTATAGTAAAAGGTTACTCTCTCCCCATCCTCTATATCATAAAACGTCTCATCAGTAAAATACTCCCCATACAAATCAGGATGCTGCTCATCGGTAAAGTTGAGTAAATAGCCTTCAATCTTCCCTCCACCAACTGCCTTGATAGGGCTACCATGCAAGGCTAGCGGTCCAGCAGAGATAACATCTGCCAAGCTTTTGACGGGTGGATTTCCACTGTGGACCGCTTTAGCCCCTTCCTGCGCAATCTCTACCCACTGGAGTTCCACCTGTGCCCATGAAGTTACTGGAGCTATTTCTGGATATGCCCCACTCATGGTGTATTCAAGACGGTAATGGGTATTCCCCCAACAGATAATTGCATAAGAATCATATATTGCTACCGGATAGGCGTTGCCACTTGCAGGTGTAGCCATATTCTCTAAGACCGACCAAATAGCCCTTCTAATGGCTGACATCTTGTCCTCTAAAGAAATATCCCCTTTTATGCTTTCAGAGGCATATAGGGCTGCCTGGTGCTTTTCAGCAGCTTCCTTGGTTTTGTGGCAGCCACCAGGGATAGGGGTTGTTTCCCCTTCTTTGACAACACAATATTCCTCATTCATCTTACTGACAGTCCAAGGCATCTTATACACTCCTTTTTAGAAGCTTATTCACAAACTCACTTATCCGCCTAGCCTGACCTTGAGCAAGCTCATTGATAGCATCTAGCTCCGTTTGCCATCTTCTCTTATGCATCCAAGCTTGAAGAATACTACTTTGCACCCAATGAGCGTAGGGAGTTTTATTCCCAATATCAATTTGCAAACCGTTCCAAACTTTCTGCAACGGTCCTACGGTCCACAATCTGCCTAGAGTTAATGTTCTCACATACAGGCTAGTTGCCGGCTTAGGTGGGTAGAGTGCCATATAGCTGCGAAACTCTTCTGCATTATCCCGCAAGGGTTGGGAAAGCTGTTGGATATCTTCCAGTCTATCCAGCTTCTTTCTAAGCTCCTTAAAGCCTTTCGTCTCAATTTGCATTTCTAGCTCTTCCCACCGTCTTATTGTGCAGCGCACCACATTGCGGGCAAACGCGCTCATCGACCGCAGTGTACCAGACGTAATCGGCTGAACCATCATTGTTGAATTTCAGGACTAGAATACATCTACAGCCTGGGTGCTTAGGGCTTTTCTCAGTTGGCTCACCGTCTCCATAGCCAGCCGCTTTCCAGCCAGCTAAGGTTCCTTCAGTGTACGCTCTAGTTACCTCAGTGGCAGCAATCAACCTTGCTCGCTCTTTCCCAAAGAGTGGTGTAAGGTCTTTGACTAAAGCAGAAAGCGGCTCTCCATTGCTGACCCATCTTCCTATAGCCGCTCCTACACCGTTGCCAGTGGTTGTTCCTAGCTGTTGCAGGAGTGTGTCAGTATAAGCTTCCGCCCATAATCTAGCGGCTGTATTTGGAACGTTCCAATCAAAGCCTAGGCCGATTGTATTGAACTGCTTGACAGAAGTCTTGATGCCCTCATCAACCGCATCTTGCAGCATCCGGCTCATGGCATCCCTGATAGCTGGGTCAGAAGTGAACTCCCTTATAATACGCTGCTTTTCGGTCTCAGCATCTTTTGGTTCTCCCTCGCTGAACATTCCATCTTGGAACTTGTTTAAGGCAGAAGAGATATTACGCACCGATTCATTTTCAATGGCCATCCGTGCGGCACGTTCGGCATCATCGTCATCCCTATCCAAACGAAGGATGAGAGCTTTGATAAATACAGGGTCAAAGATACGGTCCACATCCTCTTTGGTAGCCGCATCTGTCAGTTGCGTACCCAATTCGGTCAGCAAATGAATAGGAATAAGGCGGCTGTCAAAATCACAGTAAGCTCCCTTGCCACTTGCTAGCCGCTTAAGAGACTTGCGCTTGAACTTATCAAGTTCTTCCATCTGGGCAGCGTTTAGCTCTAGCTCTGTATCTTCTTTTTGGGCCATATCCTCATCAGGAGATTCTATCTCTTTCTTCTCAGGGTCAGGGTCAAGGTCCTCATATTCAATGCCCTCAGGCAGCTCAATCCCTAAAATTGCAGCTGCAATCGACGGCTTCATGCCGCTCCCTACGTACTTAGCATAGGATTCAGCTCTACCAGTCTCGTCCTCTTGGAAAATGTCCATTGTTTCAGGTGTGAATCGGAGCACATAACCCAAGTTACGAAACGTCTTATTTGCGATTGACGCTATTAAGCGGCAATCTGGTATAATCGTATTCTTATAGAAAGCAATGTCATCTTGGTGTGCGGTTGCAAAGTTGGCAGCATTGGAAAATATTTTAGACAATGGCACCCCCAATGTTGCCACCATATCCTCTCTCTTTTCTTGGGATAATTTAGTATTGCTGAGGTCCTTCATGCCCTCACCGACTACTATGGGCTTGACCACAGCACTTAGAACTTCGGTAGAAAAAGCTTTCTTGATGCCAGTAAGCGCACTTTCCCACCATAGTTTAAGCTTATCTTTCTCAGCTTGGACCGGATTTCCTTCTACGGTCAGCAAAGTAGCTTTGATAGCACCTCTCTCAAAGAAAGTAGAGATAAACAAATCCATGTTGTCGAGTACCTTGGCATTGCGTTCAGCAGCCTCTAATGGACTAGTTTCCGGTGTGGTCTCTTTCAAACTAGAGCGATACCAGATATAAATCATATCTTCTAATTTGATAGGAATAGGTGTGTTGTCTACATAGCGGTCAAAGCGGACTAGCCCTAATTTCTTATCCCAAATGGGGACAACGGTTATAGGGCTAAACCATTGGACACCGGTCACACGCACCCGATTGCGAAGGAGAAACCAAAATGCTTGAGAAGTTAGCGTAAGGCTAGCCTCACTCAACATCAGCAATTCAGGCCAATTTCCAAACCACTCAAGTTCAGCAGGGGGAAGGTCATCACCGCTTGACCAAATGACTCTATCCCCTTTTAAGATTTCCCAAGGCACTTCTGAAATTGATTGAGAACGAATTTTGATTGCACGGTAGAGTAAGCCCACCCTTTCAGCCAAGCTGAAACGGTCAATCTTCCCCCAAGCAAGTGGTGAGCCCAAGTTGGTCCAGCCTACGTCACCCCATAGGTCAACCGCTCCCCCCTTCGCGCCATCCATATATGCAATTTTGGGATTATTTGACCTCATTGCCTCACCTATACAAATAAACTCACTCTATTAGTTGCTTGGTATACCATCAATCCCCTACCAATGACCGTATCGTCATGCATTCCTTCGGGTGCTGAAAAAGTTGACCGACCAGTGGTAGGACTAATTTTCTGTTCAAAAGCTTCTAACTCAGCTTGCCAAATATCATCTTCCAGAAACATCCATTCAGCTTCTTCCAATACTAATTGGAAATTCTGTATCATTCTAGGCTTGCTGGTGCCAGTTGTCTCAAACCCTATTAGAGGAAGATTGCCATCAAGCTCTAGACTTTGGAAGAGTGGCAAGCCGATAGAGTTAAGCTCAAGAAGGATAGCATTGCAATCCCATTTGGCTTGTAGAGCCTTTAATCTTGATTTCTGTGTCTCATAATCTATCTTTCTAAAACGGTCCTTATCCAGCTCAACTTGACAATCAGCGCACCCTACGCTTAGAGCAGTGAAGTCAACCTTTTGCCCCCAGTCACCGCCCATCACCTTATAGTGGCCAATGTGCTCATCCGGTCTGCCAGGCTTGCCCTTAGTCCTACTCTGTACATTCCTGAAAACAGCACCCTCATTATCAAGGAACATAGCAAGAATTTCTTGCTTGTACATATCCTCTGTCAAGTCACTAGTGATTTCCTCTAAAGCTTCCTTGCTAAGGTGAGGATTATCAAGGCTTGTAAAGTGGAAACTTTTCCAGCGTTTGTTATCCCCTAGACCTCTTACGTAATGCTGATAGGCGTGATTCTTACGCTTAGGTGTGAATCCAAAGACAGCGGTCCCATCATTGTCCAGGAGCATTGGCGCCCCTACTTCACTCCAAACTGTTGGGTCCATCAAGCTGAACTCATCAAGGAGAAGTAAGTCAGCCCAATCCCCCCTTAGCGTATCCGCATTCCAAGCTGTCTTGACCTTGATTCTTGGCACGCTAGGGATTTCTCCAATCCCTAGTTCTTTCAACGCGATGGGGCTTGGTATCCTACCTACATGCACTGGTCTAGAAGGAAGCTGAAGAATATGGTCAGATTCATTCTTATAAATTATCCCTTGCGCTATAGGGCTGTGCAAGAAACGTTTACAATTCTCCCAAAAGGCAGATGTTTGATCGGCAACGGGTGCCGCTTCTAGAACTCTCCAACCGGCAAGCATTGCCTTTACGGCTAGCATTGCCAAGCCAGTAGTTTTGCCACCACGCCTTCCAGCAACAATAACTTTCCGTTTGGCTTTACTCTTCTCAAAAAGCTGTTGCTTAGCGTGCGGTCTAGGAAGAACCACAGGCAATGTTGTCATCTATAGCTCACTCCGTGCCAGTGTGTTAATTTCCGTCTCTTTCTTCTATGACGTTTCTTATCAATTTTTATCATTTTAAACCGCACGGCCCAACCCCAAACAAATAGCCCTACGGTCAAGCCAGCCAATTCCATGCGGTCACTCCTAAGGGCAATAAATAGAATATATAAGACTTAGTAGATTAAAATTGCATCAGCATCCTTCTGGATTGATATTCCTATGGACTCGCTAATTAAATTCGTTACCTCAAGTAGATTATTTTTATTCAACCTTCTAGGAAGGGCTAGGAAGAGATAAAATAATCTTTTAGTATATTCTTACTCCTAGCTATAAAAAAACTTACCTAAGGGCTGTTACAACAGCCTACGGTCCACAGTAGGCTTAAAGATTAAAGGGCTAAAATGGGCACCTAAATGCTTGGGCTGCCTAGAAGGAGCTACGAACTAGGGTGGAACGTCTAGGTGGCCCTAATAGCCCTTTAATCTCTAAGATAGCCTAAGTATATCCTTTCCTACTATGGAGCGAAAATAGAGCCTATACAACGGCCCTAGGAAGCTTCTAGCCTAATAGCCAGCGTCTAGTTTTAGACGGCGGTCTAACGGTCCCACGTGAGAGTTCAGTAGGGGAGGTGAAATTCACCTCAATGTATTTAGTAACAAGCGGGATAGTAGCTAGGGCAACCGGTGCCCAATACCAATTCGCACCGCCACCAGTTGTAAAGTAATCAATTAACCCTACACCGATTGCAGCTATTACTGTGTATATCGCTCCAGGCTGTGTCATTCTTCTTCTCCTTCTTCAGGCAATTCTTCAGCATACTCAACACGCAATGTGACTTCGCTAGTTTGGTCGATGCGGTCCGTAAAGAGCTTATGGTAACGGCCCATCATTTCCAGAGCCTTTTGGCCATCCATAAATTCAATCACTCTTCCAAATCTAGTCGGTCTTACTCCCTTAATCAGGTGACTCATATTATCCTCTATCATTTGGCGCAAGTCTACAGTGCCATCTATGCCAATGTACTTAGAATAGGCGTTGCGCCCTTGTTCGGTCAAACGAGCAAGCACCTCAGCCCTGGTCATTATAGTAGCTTCTAGCCTATCGCTTATTTCCTTAGCTACTTCTGGTCTTCCCAATATCCTTCTAGCCCTTGCTTCATCCCCAATTGGGCTAGTCAATTTATACCCTGCAGCAACAAGTGCATCCCTTAGCTTAAAAGACCGTAAGTATTCAGTAACGAACAACTGTTCCTTATCGGTCAAAGTTGCCCCATCCTCACTTCTTGATATTCGTCGCTTACTATTCTCTCTATCCTTGGTAGTTTTACTCATTTCTTACGTTTCCTTAAGAATCAGCCCTAAAATCATCTTCTAATAGAATATTTTATCATGACACTTCCAGATAGCGGTCACCAAGTTAATACGTTACCTTTTAGTCACCTTTTTCGCATAGCCACGCCTCTACCACCTATATTTCTCTGAAACTAGCGAACTGGAAAGAATCCTCTAATCCTCTAATTATACCTATGTTTTAAAACTCTCTATACAGTTATTTTTATTCTTTCTTTTCTAAAAAACTTTTCAAACATATATAAAATTAAAGGATTAGAGGAAATTAAGATATGTCTTACCAGTTCCTTACGTACTATTACACTGGTAGCCCTATACAGAGTTAAGAAGATATTAAGGCATATAGAACTAAAATCTTACCGTCGCTTGGGGTACTATACGAAAGAAACTTTTTCGTATAGTACTTTTTTTGGGGTACTATGCGAAGGACTTCGATGATTATACGAAATTTTTGGGGCAATATAAGAGAAAATTAGGGGTTTTTGGGCCGTAAGCTTCATTTTACCGTAAGCTTCCCCCAGTGGTGACAGGAGGGAAATAAAAATAGTAAGGTAAGGGCCAATCCCCAGTGGTAGAGATTGGCCCTATGACCTTACTATTTGTCTTACGATTATCAATCTACTTTTCCCAGCTTTTGAGGACCGTTTTCTCAGGTTGGCCAGTTCTCCATATTCTCTTTGACTTGGCCGTTCAAGAATACTTTGGGGAACCGATAGAGCATGATATTTCTCCCTTGGCGACTATCCCATTCCTCTTTACTTTCAAAGAGGATATTACCTAGACCGCCTTGGGCTAGCATCATCCAGTGGCGGGCGAAAGCAGCAGGAGTAGTCCAGCGGAAGTCATTGATTTTATTGTCCTTTGCCACCTTTTGCAGGATGCGCCATATATCAGGCGCACTTCTCCATTCAGTGGGGTCCATGTCAAAATTGGTAAGGAGTCTAGCTCTGGCGCAAGAGTCCAGCCAGGTTTCTAGGACCGATATTGCAGGGGACGTTGAGCCCATTGTGCTATTCTGGCGCGTGACCAGTCCTTCTAGCCCTTCCATCAGGAAGGAACCATTGACAGCTTTGCAGCCCTTTATTCGATTGCAGAAGAGTACAAAGTCAGCTAAGCGACTGGACGTGGGGACCGTTAGGGAGGTTACTTGTTTAAGCTCCTTTATCACACCATCTAATAAGTTGAACATTCCTGCCCAGACTCCTACCATGTTATCCTTCAGGCGACTTTGCATAAGGTATTCGCTTTTAGGGGACTTGAGCATTGATAGCTCCAACGGTAGGATTCTACTGTACAGACTTTCCTCACTCGTTGGTAACTCAATACCAGTCATCAAGACGAAACAATCAGGTTTGATAGTATACTTCTCATTACTCTTATAAAGCTGGCGTAACTCGATATGCCCTCCGGTGCTCAGGCGATTGAGAAAACTATCCAACCATTTCACCCTAGTTTTTTCCATGTTATCTAGGGCTAGCACCAAATGGTCCTCTATACTTGCCCGCAAGCTGTCAGGTTTATCTTCAGCAATCCCTAGTACATCTTCACCAAAGCCTTCAAAGAAGCGTAAGATACGCCTAGCTGTTGTTGTCTTTCCACTTCCTCTTGGCCCTAGCAAAAGGGCTATCGGTCTTGTATTGAGTACGCTTCCAAAGAACAATTGCAGTATCCAAGCTCTTAGGAGTTGGCGTTGTTGTTCGGTGTTAGCTGCGTTAGCGGTCCCTCTGTCAAAATTCAAGTCATCTGTAAGAAATTCCCAAGGGTCCTGTGGGTCCGCTTGAAATATGTTTGTTCCCCCTATTTCCTCTTGTAGGCCGTTAGTGGAAGAAGAGAAGAGAAAGTTTTCAGCACCATTGTAGCTGATGGACCGCTCTTCCTTCTTGCCCGTCAGCTTATACACCTCAGCACCACCAAAGTTGATAAACAATGTGCTGCCATCCCAGTGGAACCGTTTATGTACCACTACTGTTTCGGCTCTTTGGAAAGCGGTTAAGCGTAGATTCTCTAGGACTTGGGAACCGAACGTTTCTTTGGAGTTGAGTCCAAAACGTTGGTGAAGGGTGCTGAGCCATTCTATGCTGCCCATATCAATTAGGCGGTGATTCCCCAAATCAAGCCAATAGGCAGCGTTTTCTGTCTTTACAAACCTTCCTGTATCGGATAGGTTAGCATACATCGTGCTGGCTGCACTTCGCACTTTGAGATGAGGAATGCCCTTCTCAATCCGTATGCGGTCAATTAGTTGAATTGCTGGGTCAGCGATATTTTGCCCAGCCAAATCACTGAGGGACCGCATTACTGTCACCGGCAACTTATCGTTTAGCGCACTGAAACCTTGGACAGTTTTGCCCTCACTCAACCGTCTAAACGTAGTAGTGACACACTCTAGGAGATTATCAATTTCACCTCCATTAGTGGTTGTTAACTCTTCTATTAGTCCCGCAACGTCATCCCTACTCCAGCCTAGACTGGCTAGGAAACCGCTGATTGCTAGCGCTAGGTTATGCCGCTCACCGTTAGTCCAGTATCCCCCCAACAACATAGCCATCTTCTGGACCGGCGTAGCTCCTAATAGGTGTCGCTCAAGTTCTGCAAAGTCTACAGCAGTAGCCATCATGGCGATTGGGTCTACTTCTTCCCCATCTTCCCACCCATTAAGCCGATTAACAAACATACTCTTGCTATGTGTCTTGGGGTGGTTCCCTAATGGCACCTTAACCAAATTTCCCATTGGGGAGCTAGCGGTCAAAACTTCCTGTTTTGGGAATACTTCCACATGCGGGTCACCACTCGTTGGTGCCCCCACTGCCTCCCGTAAGCGCACACCAAAGCTCTTAGCCTTAGTAGCGTTGACTGGCTCTTTGAGAAAAATCCAAATATGATAACCCTTGTTCCCGCTGAACTCAATAGCGTGCGGTATTTTTTCTAGCACCTCGCTAATTGCTTCAGTGATATTTCTTGCTTTAATCCGGTCGGTGGCATCAACATCCAAGCAAATCCAGCGAACCGTACTGTCAGGAAGCAGTGTATAGGAACCTAGAACGATTGAGCCATTTAGGTGGTCCCTAATATCTGCTAGGGTTGGGGGTGAATCCACCGGATAGTAGGAAATTGTCCCATTGCTTTCTTTGGCCCTAGCTGACCAAGCTGAACCTTGGAAGAAGGTATTATAAATTACTTGTCTTATATCCATCACTGTACCTCACAGCCTATCCCATTCCCATCAGGGTCGAACCCTAGCGAGTCAGGCACCAGTACCTTGAAATTTCTATAGGGCATATCCCCAACTCTCAACTCTTCACAATTCATCTTAGCAATTGCCATCGATAGGCACATGGTTGGGTAGCTAGGGTTACACCCCAATGGGTTATCTTTTGAATAGAGATTATTCAATGGCTCCAGCCTTAGAATTGCCCTTTCAGAAATAAGCGAGTTGGTAGGCTGCGAAGTATAAATATAATCTTCCCGCTTATCTTCTTCCTCAGCCGCTTGTATGGGGGCTAGATTTAACGAAACGTCTAGAATAGTAGTAATAGACTTTATAGAATTTTTCGTTAATTCTAGCCCCATACAAAGGGTTAGGAGAATAACACAGCCTAAGGCAAGAAGGGTGATGGAAAATTTGGCCAAATCTTTATAATTCTCCATTCTATCATTCCCCCCCCTATCTTTCATCTCTATCGAATTGGAAACTTAACGGGTGGTTCATCGGTCTCATCTTCCGAATCATCCCACATGGCTTCAAAATCCTTATGGAACTCAGCTTGGGACCGTGGGTAAATCATTCTTTCTTGGCTGGCATAGACTTTCGCACCAGGACACTCTTCTTGGATACGGTCCACCACTTCTTGTAGTCTGCGCGTGCGTTCGCTTGCATCAATAGCGATAATGAGCAGCATTGTGGCGCCTCCCATCAGTATCCCTAGGAGAATGAGAAAAATAATCTCCATTCTTGCACTCATCCAATAGAGAATAGCTGTTTGGATGCCTACAACTACAAAATAGGCAATTGAAGGGGAAAAGTAGATTAGTTTAGAAATCAATCTCATTGTGACTTCTCCTTGTGCATATCGATGAATTGTTGGACCGTTTGACCGGCTGTCAAGGATTTGACTAGAGATTCCTTGACTTGGTCCCAATCTTCTAGTTCTAGACGGGAAATTAGTTGGTTGATGACATAGCTTTGACTTTTGCCTAGTCGGCTAGAAGCAATTGCCAATTTAACTTTATTATCCCAGCCAACTGTGATGCTAAGTTTGCGTCCACGGAAAGGTTTATACTTCATTGCTGGCATGCTGTTTCCCTTTCTTTGGCAATTGCCCAAGTTCTTCCACTACTCTCTTATCAAAATAGCGAGTACGGCCAATAAAGAATATTTCCCAAAGAGGGCTGAACTTTGGACCGGTCCCACGGTTGCCGCCCATCGCATTGAGGATCATTCCCACTGTTACACCTTGGGGCTTTGCCAAGTCTATCAAATCGCTTATAGAAATAAACCCATTCGGATACTTAGCTTGTGCTTCTTCTAGGGCTAGCACTGGTCGTTTGTTTTTGATGTCCTCGATGATTGTATCAATCTGATCATCGGTGATAACTTGAATGTCTCTTAGCTCCTCAAGACTTATTCCGCTGTGGTCAGCTAATTGTTGAAAACAATAATTGCCAAACCCTCTGGATAGGCTATCCATAGCGGTAAGAGTCTTACCGCATAACCGGCAGCGGCCCATCCCTAGATTAGTGCCTCTTACAGTTGGCTCCTTGGGTTCCTTCTTTGCTTTTGGTTCCTTCTTTGCTTTTGGTTCCTTCTTTGCTTTTGGTTCTTTGGGTGTCTTTCCTACCTTAGCAACTTCTACTTCCTCTGGCACCACTAGCTCATCAAGTAGGCCATGTTCAGCGGCCCACCCAGGGCTGGGACCGAAGTGCTTAAGGGCTAGCTCACGGTATAAGTCTTTCATGTTGTTGCCCCAGCCGGTTTCAGCCTTATCCTTGCCTAGAAAATGGTTATGGATATAGATGCGTGCGGGCATGTCAGTAGCGAATAAGTCACTCTCCAGTGGTGGCCAAAGTATCTCTTCTAGCGTAAGCCCTAGTTGCTCTAAATTCTCATTGCTAGGAACGATATACACACAGCCTGTTGCTGTCAACTTGGGCCAATAGGTCAAGGTCATTTGGCCGGTAAGTGCCTCTTCAATCAGCAATTCTGCTACTTCCTTGACAGAAAGGTCAAACCGTTTAGCGATTGAGTATAAGTTAGTCGCATGGCCCTTAGCTTGACGATTGGCGATAAATTCAGTAATCTTTTGCATGGTAAGCTCCTAGAATATTGCCTTAAGGGCAAAACTAATCATTGGCCAGTTGAATAGGATAACGGCTGCCATGCCTACGGTCCCCATACCTACAATAGCAAATGCCACTGCAACTAGCCATTTGTCGCAACGTTCCCATAGCCATAGGATGGCTAACATTAATGTGCCGATTAGAATTGTGCTGCCCATTCCTTACATCCCTTTCTAAGCCCAGATTCATATTCACTTGCTTAATTAGAGTATCCCACTCCTTGATTTCAGGATGGAGTACCCAATATAGTCCCCGATAGATAACATACAGTCGCACACTAGTTTCAGGGTCAACGCTGGCATCAACTTCAGAGAATCTTCTTCTATACATCTCCAACTCAGTTTCAATTTCCAATCTGCTTCTCATCACTTAAACTCTCCTTATACTCTTTCGCATACTCCTTGATGGGCTTAATCGTCATTAGGTCCCAATTGTGGGTAGAAGGAAGATATTGTTTCCAGTCTAGTTGACTGACATCACCTACATCGTAAGTTTCTTCCATATCCCCATATGTCTTGCCAAGCTTTGCTTCGGCCCTAAACGGTAAGCCGAAGATGTCCTCTAATTCCATAATGCGGACTAAGACGGGTGCTGCCAAAGGTATATACTCATCCTTTACTTCACACATGATTTCATCATGGATGATGCTGGCAACGGTCCCCCAGCCTTGGTGGTTGAGGACCGTTTGCGCGCGGATGACCGCAAGCTCAATCAATTCTGCTGCTCCCCCTTGAACTTGAGCATTGGCCCCTTTGTAGTAATTCTGATCATCTTCTTCCCTCCAAATCCGCCCACTCCAGTAACGAATATATTGCCGTCTTTCCATCGCTCTTACAGTTTCCCGTAACCAAGGGAGTACCCTAGGAAACGTCCCCCAATATTGGTTGACGATAACTTCAGCCTCTTCTTGCGTCTTGTTGAGACGAAACTGAAGAGAACCTGTCTTCATGCCATATAGCAAGCCAAAGGAGATCGTTTTACTCCATTCTCTGTGCAGTTTGTTTCGCTCCTTGCCGCAATCACCCCATACAGCAATCGCAATCATAAGATGGATATCCAGCCGATTGCGCAACGCTTCTAACATGACTGGCTCATTGGCCAAGATAGCGAATAGCCGTTGCTCTTGTTGGGCGTGGTCAATTGATACAAATGTATAGCCTTCTCTGGCCATGAAAGCTTGCCGGAGGTTATACTCATTTTGGCGGATAGAACCACCACTGTAGGCGCTTTGCGTTTCCCTCACTCTATGCGCACTGGCAATGTTCTGCACATTTGGTCTTGAGCTGCTTAATCTCCCCGTCCTGGTCCCTGTCTGGTTGAAATTTGTATGAATCACTCCTTCCCTATCTACCAACTCAATATACTTCTCCACCGCTTTGCGCAGCTTATCAGTTTCTCTCAGGTCCATTACAATCGGTCCCAGCGGGTGATTTGCTTTCTCAACAAGTACAAAGGTGTTTGTATTATACTTGTTATACTTTCCTCGATTAGCGAAACGAGTACGGTCCACCCCATCAGCGCTGAGAAAGGGGTTGACTGGCATTGGGAAATTCAAATCGGCGTATAGGGCTTTGCTAAGTTGAGGCGTACTTCTCCAATTAAACTCATAACCTACTCCATCATATAAGTCTTTCAGCATCAGTTCTTGGTTGGAAGAGAATAGCCCCTTTGCGTATTCGCAAAACTCTCTATTCAATAGCATACCCTTCCGCTCTATCTGCCAAAGGACTTTTGAGTACTCCATCCCTACCAGCAGCAAATCAATCAACTTTAGCTTCCGCAAAAGAGGGATAAGCACCTCAGCAAGTTGATAGGTCACAATGGCATCATTCTTGCCATAGGAAGAGATAACTTCAGCCGGCCAACACCAGTGCTTCTTGGCCAATCCTTTGGGGACCGCAAACTGTGTTTCCCGTTTGCTATTGCTGCCCAAGAAAGTCTTTTCAGCTGCTTCTAGACTCTTTCTAAGACGGCTGTCATAGAGGTGAACCATATTCCCCGTATCTAGAACCTTACAAGGCTTATTGAGTAAGTCTAGGCCCAACATGTGACAATCGAATCGACTGTTATGAAAGATAATAGTTGTGTTTGGGTCACTAGCTACTTCCATCAACATATCTCTAGCTAGGGCTATATCTTCGTCATGAGGGATAGCCGTGTTGATGTAGTTGACTGCTTGTTCTTTTTTGTATATTTTCTCCTTCTTCATCTTAGGTAGAGTAACGGTCTGCCCATTGATCATGCTACTCATCATTTTGCCTGTGGGCACCAGTTCATACTCTCCGGTCCAAACTTTCTTGGACCGTCCTGTTGGGTAGGCAACATCTTCATAGTGGCAAGTAAATATATATTCGCTTATCCCTAAGGCTGGGCAATGGACCGATATGCCAATAACTTTATGTTTCCACCACCATAGCCCCGTGGTTTCAGTATCCAGGCTAAACGTTTGCCCCTTAAGCTTAGCAAGGTTTGATAGTTTCATATTGCCTCCAAGACGTATAGGGCAACGTTTCCTTGGTGACTATAGGGATCCTGAATAGCTGCTGACACCAGCCCTTGAATACTTCTAGGAACTCTCCCCCATTTAGTCTGTAGGTGAGGAATGCGCAGCCAAAACCAATCCCTAACAGTCCAACCGGTCTCACTGACTTGCCTCACGAAGTCAGATGGGGCAACTTCATTGAGATGTAGCGGGTTATCCCGATACCTACTATGGGTAGAATTAGGAACCGTAAAAATGGCCACAGACCTATTCAGAGCTAGTGCCCGCATTCCTTTGAGAAGGGCAATGCCCTTCTCTTCTTCTAAGTGCTCATAAACTTCTGTGCAGACAAAGGCTTGGAACTTCCCTTCAACGGTCCCCAAGACTTCAGGGAATAGTCCCTGTATAAACGTCCCTGCGGGCGCATAGCTTCTAGCTCTAGCTAGTTTCAAAGGGTCACCGTCTACTCCAACATACTTACGAGAATAACCTTTTGGTAGCCGGTAAGCATAGATGAGCTTTCTCATCTCCCCATTTCCGCAACCAACGTCAAGGAAGTTCAATTCTTGCGGTGTGGTGAAATTCTTCTGAGTATACTGAAATAGATATTCTCCTACGTAGTAGTATCTTATCAAGTGCTTAAGCAAATCCCAAGGTGCATCTGGTAAATCGAATAGGGGACTTAACTCTAACCCTATTCCCTGCGGTAAGTCTGCTCTAGCCGCTTTTTCTGAGGCAGACAGGTGGCTTTCTTCATATTTTCCACGGTTCATCGGTTACTCCTTTTCAAAGAGATAAAACGCATCTATACCACTCTTCAAATCAAAATCCTTTGGGGCACTGGGAGAATTAGCAGCAGAGAATACAATATTTGGTATCTCTTTGTTCCGGTTAGGAATTTTGTTGACAGGGACTCTTAACCAGTACCAAGTTATTAATTTCCAGCCATTATCTTTGATAAGTTGAAGCATCTCTTCTACCCTGTACTCATGAAGATGGAAATCAAAATCCTTATGCTTAGATAGCTCAGGAGTGGGGACCGTAAAGGCAGCAACCGCACCAGGGTTGGCTGCTTCTCCCATCCATTCAAATAATTTCTTTCCATCCTCTGAGGATATGTGCTCTAGGACCTCGGAGCAGCAGAATCCATCATATCCTACGTACTTCCCTAGGTCTTGGGGGATATTTCCTAAATTTAAGTTAGCACTAGGGGCAATTTGTTTACCTAGCTCAAGGGCAGTAGGGTCTCCATCAATGCCCACGTATTCTAGACGATAGCCCCTTGGCCGTCTATAGGTATTAAGAAACCGGTGCATTTCTCCATAGCCGCAACCTATATCCATGACACGTATAGGCGTCCCTTCCTCTGTTGGACTTTTCTTGGCTGTTATGGCTGTCATGAGCTTTTCTGCCAAGTGGAAGTATCTTGTCACATGTAAGAGATAGTTCCAAGGATTAATATGGAAATGAAAGAGTGGACTCTCAAGGAAACACACTCCAGGCGGCAAATTCTCCTTCTGAATAGGTACTTCTAGCGTTAGTCTTGCCTTCTTCATTCGGTTAACATTATCTCTTCTGCTCATCTTATTTTCCTTTCCAATATAGCTTCTCAAGATTGGCGTCAAACAACTTCTGATTCCTACAAGGACGGTCAAAGCTAGCCCCAAACCCGCAACTTGTACAATTCGGATTCTCCCAAGGAGCTTGAAGAACTCCAGCGTAATGCGGATAGTCGTTGTCCAAAAGCTTCTCTTTGAATTGCCGCACGACCGATGTCCATTCCCCTGCCTGAGCTTGACAACAGTGGCGCTGTTCGTAGATGTGAGCTAGCGAGTTGACTGCAATTGTTGCATAGAGACGGGTGCAGATATTAGTTGGTAGAATAGCTCTGGCATCTTGTGTCTCCACTCCTTCGGTCCCCAACATTGCGAAGTAGGTTTCCATAGCAGTTTCACAGCCATCGATAAATCGTTCTAGCTCCGAATTGTGAGCGATGTTAGAAGGAACCATAATGCGGGCAAGTTCACCCTCTTGCCGACTAAACCGCTGAGACTCCTGTACCATACTGAAACCAATACGATAGCGGGCAATTTGGTGGGTAAAAGCTCTAGAGACATCTTCAATCAGCCAAAAGGTGTTGGCCATCTCTAGCGGTCCCTTTAGTTTGGTAGCTCCTAACTCTTCCCAAAATAGCTCCTGGTCCTCTTTGGCCATAGGGCTAGCGGTATAGACACCGGTGTAGCCTTTTGTTGCTTGCGCCACCACCCATTCAGGGGTGGCATTGAGAAGTGTAACCACCGGCTGTGCTCCTAACAAATATGTACAATTATTAGTGTAAATCTTTTCCATTGCCTAGCTCCCATCGAATAGACTATATAGGGCTAGTTCAGCCACTAGCCCTATTATACTCCTATAATTCTATAAGTAAACTATCCTACTGGCTAGTGCTCTCCCCTTCCCAGTTACCCTTGTCAAGCTCATAAATGCCAATAGCTGCCTGGATAAGGATGTCTACAAGCTTGTCACGAACGTTAGGGGCGGCTGCACGGCCATGAGAACGGTCTTGTAGTACTAATACACGTAATCGCCCCACATCCCCTGCTAGGGCCACTACAGCGCCCAGGACACCGGTGTCATCGATGGCATTGCCATATTCTTTATTTTTGCGCTCAAATAGTAGCATTGCATCATCAAGAATAGTACCAATTTCAAATAATATCCCCCTATACTCTTCTTGGGTTTGCAACTTTGTAGGGACCGTTTCGGGTGGAATACTGCCAAGAACGTTTCTTGGGTCTGAAGCATGCATGTTGCAAGCTCTTACTCTCCAATTTCCACTGAAAATTTGTTCCATTGCTCTTCTTCCTTTCCCGCTAAATAGTTGATAACTTTCACTAGTTCTTCCCAATCTCCATTGAAGGTTGCAAATTTTCGATTGTACTCCTTGAGTGGAACTATTGTTGGGATATCCATCAGGTGGGACCGTTTGATGATCCCAGGGTCATCCTCAATCAGGACTACCATCTTCCCTTCTTGTCTCAATTTGGAAGCGTATAAGATTCGCTCTTCTCTCCCAAACAGTAGCGCATCAGGCTGAACACCTTGGTTCATGAACCATTCAAACGTATCTTGCCTGATACGTTTAAAAGTCTCTACCGGTCTGGCTGTATAAACTACAATTGACCAATCTTCTTCACGTAGTGCTGCAAACAACTCAGCAGTTGGGTAGATAGGTTCCAAAGAGGAATAGCCACCAGCAATCTCGAATTTATTCTTGACAGTCCGATACTCGTCAAACCGTTGCGATAGTGCTAGGTCCAAGTGAATATCGTCTTGAAGTCTGCTCATATCGAAAGAGATTGCTTTGAAATAAGCAGCTAGGGCTGTTTGGGTATCGGCTAGGACGTTATCAAGATCAAAGATAACTATTCTATTCCCCAAGTCCTTTTCAAATTCTTGAGAAAACACACTATCAAGAAATAAGCCCTTACCATATACTTTATCAAGCATATCCTTCGGGCTATGGCCTAGGAGTATCCACATTGAGATGACGTACTTGGTAATGTCAGCTAGTTCTTCCGCAGCATTAGGGTCAAACTCGTCTACAAACTGCACCCGATTGCGCTTCCAGCGCATAGCTTCTAGAAGTTGGCCACACTCACTTATAAGCCCTAAAATATAAGTTTCCATCCACTCCCCGCTAGTCCTAGCTTGCCATTTGCGGACCTTGGCGTTGTAGGAAGTCTGCTGATCCCATATAACCTGTAGGAAAGTTTTATCCTTCGGATTTCTCATCTAGTCCCCCCAGGAAATCTGCAATAGTTTCCCATCTATCCGCTACCTTCCGCAATAATGCTTTCTCTTTTTCTTCTTGCGCCAGCACTGCAGCGTAGGTGTCCTCATCTCTATAGCGCAAAATAGCTTCTGAGATAAGCGAATCAATCACGTTTGGCTCTAAAGCGTCAAGCTCCCAGCAATCATAGCCGTAGGTTAGTGCATACTCTTCAAATCGGCTGTCAGTCTGCTTGGCTGGATTAGGAGGTGGGTTGTACTCTTCTATTTGGCTCATATTTAGGGCTAGACGTTTGATTTCAAATCTCCCTCCAAACATCTGTATACGGTCCTCATGGTCTCTGGTCATATCTAGCCCGCTTGGGTCATGGTCACCCAAATAGAGGATAACCGGTGTGTAACCTGCTTTTCTCCACTGATTGAGGCGTTGGACCGCATCCCATTCCTCTGTAAGCGAGTTATACCCACGGCAAGCAAGATAGGGGACATCCAAGCGGCTGCATACGGTCCCCACAATTCCTGCCAAAGCATCCTTCTCGATCCACACTTCGAGTCTATATTCTTGACCTTCCCAGCTATCAAGTTTATAGCCGTAGTATGCAGAGCGAATAATATCGCTAGGGCTGCCCCAATGTGACTCTGCTCTCAAGTTTCTTGCGCGGTCCTCTATAGCGTACCAGTCAACAAGTCCAGCCTTTCTGGCATCCCCTATAAGCCCACCTAAGCGTTTGTAGCTTGTAGGATCATTGGGGATAAGGTTAGCGGCCACCAGCCGATAATACAGTTGACGGAGGGTCAACTGATAACCTTGACGTTGATAGTCCGCTATGATACGATTACAATTCTCAATCGTCTGTAGGCTATCCTTTTGAAACCTCTTGCTCACATAAGTAATTTTAGGCATCAGGTGGATCCTCTCTGAGGAAATTTAGGGCATCCGCATAGCTGTCATGAGATAGGGCTTTTCGGTTGAGAGTTGCCCAGCGGCCTGTGATAAGTATATTCTGCTTACGACCAATGATAACTTCAGGGATAGGCTGCACAGAAGGGTGAAGCTCTGGAACTAGATGGACGGTCCCATCGGTACCATGCATTGCATCTTCCATCGGCTTGATAGTGCTCAAGCGAAAGCGAGAAGCCATGAATGAAGGGTATTCTACGCTGACATAGCCGAATGCTCTAGTCAAACGCACCCAATCCACGCCGGTTACTCCACCGTAGATGCATTGATTTTCTTCAGTAGAAATTTCAGCCGTATAGACTGGAATCTTCAACTTCAGTATCTCAGTGCGAGCAGGGGCAGTGATGGGGAAGGTAACGATAACATATTTGTGTTGTTCGGCCAGCAAGTGAACTTCTTGCTCATTCCATCGCTTCTCTAGAATCTTGGTGTTGCAGCTTTGCCACAAAGAAGGAAGGACCGTATGTGGATTGTAGCCTCGCTGGACCGTATTCCCAAAAGTGCCTACACTAGTTGGATAGATAGCACCCCACTGTTTCCAACTGTAAACATGTGCTTCCCCTAAGAGGCGCACAGTAATGTCAGCGGGTTTGAAGCCTGTGACATTTGGAGGGAGTTTATGCAGCCAAAAAGCACCAGGGGGATACTGAAACCGGTCTGCCCAAATTTGGACTTGAGACCAGTCAAACCCTGCGGAAAGTGCCCCATAGAAAGCATAGATAGCACCAGGGCCACCTCCCAAAATGACAACATCCGGCTTATCCTTGAATTGCTGTAACATTCCTAGCTCCTTTCCTTCAATGTTCGTTCGTGATGACTCACGATGCCCCCAGCCGCCTTTGTCAGGCGTAAGTCTACGATAGCTCCATCTAGGGCAGCTTCAAGCATTGCGATGCGCTTGCGGTGTCTGCTTCGCTCTTCTACCGCCCACAGCATATGCTGACGAGCGTTATCATATTTTAGACAAAGAGTCTTGAGACCGGCTATCGGGTCACCCGTTATGCCATACTTGGCAAGCATACGGGTGGCTTCTTCCTCTAAAGGAGATTTTGCAAATTTATCCCCACCATACCGCTCAGCAAAAGTCAAAGCCTTGGTAGCAGTAATAACTTCTTTCTCCAATCTAGGATTTTCATCTTCAGCTTTTATATCTTCTTCCATTGTATAGCTCCCCTATAAAGAAGGGGATAGTCACCCATCCCCTATCCTCTATCGATTATCTAAGTATTCAATTAGCCCCACAGCATCTTTGATATGCTCATTCCAGTAGGGAGTTGGTTTTGTACGTAACGGTTTCCAAATCCCTGGATTAACGGTCACAACTTCAATGTTGGTACCCTGCAAGTAGAATAGAATCCGGTGATACAACAAAGACGTTATCTTGTCAGGATTGTGGCTTGGCACTTCCTCTACAATCGCAATCCCAGGATTGAGGACCGCTATAAGCTCTTCCAAGAATCCACCATCCATCAAAGTATGGTAGATACAAGCAGTGAAGATAATCTTGCCGTCTCTAGCGTAGGCAATCCCTGTGTTGTGGCCAGGGTCAAAGGCTAGCCTAGAAGGGCAATGAATCTTTGGGGGCTGAGCTATCGTATCCGGCTGAGTCTTCATCTCCATTGTCAAAGTCTCCATCTTCATCTTCATCTTCATCATCAGCATCAAAATCATCGTCATCGTTATCAAAATCCTCTTCAGTGCTGGGTGCAGTGGCTTGCTCTTCCATCATCTGCTGCGCCACTTCTGCAAGGAGATAATCACCAATGACATTCTTCAGCTTCCCCTTATAAGATTCGTTGGTAAGCCCAACATAAAGGGTTTTGCCACGACACCAGGCAACAAACTTGGCAGGGGTCATTGCACCGCTAGTTGGCGCCTCGATGGCATCAAGGAAAGCTTCCATACGGAACCGTGCTGATTCAGCGGTGGAGATATTTTCAAAGATAACGCTGTCACGGCGGTCTACCTTGAACCGGCAAGCAAAGAACGGTGCCTTCTGACCTGTCTTTAGCTCCATATTGTCAACTTTGACCTTGTACACGCCATCAGGGAGAATACCACCGGTGCGTGCCAAACTGATTGAACCTTCTTGTTTCTTAGCCATAATTCATCAAGCTCCTTGTCTGAAAACTGCATTAAAGTTATTCGGTCTAGGTTTATTTCCAATACCCAAGCGGTCTTTGCCAACATGCGCAGGCGTATTGGCAAAAGAGACTAGATAGCGCAACTCATCTTCTTTATCCTTGGAAGGGACTACAGTATAGGTATATCCGATGGCATCAACTCTACGGCTGACATACGGTCCAATTACCTTCCCTACAAAGGTGGGCGCGCTTTGGTCTTCCTCATACGCTTTTGGTGCAACTACGTTCGTGAATACTACATTGCACGGTAGTCGAAGAAAAGCGAGAAATAGTTTGATAAAGTCACGATTTGCCTTGCCATAATCAGCCTGGGTAGGCTGATCACCATAAAGGCGATTGGCATTGTATTGAAGGAGAACGTCTGCCATCACAATTTCTTGCATCTCGCTTAGGCTATCAATAACTACTGTCTTAAATGGCGCATTCCCCTTTCGCAGCATTCTGGCAATCGCAGCACCGGCTTTGCGCAAATCGTCTACAGTCTCGATAACCAGTTTTGGGTCTTTGGGCAATCGCAGCGGCTTACGGTGCGCAACTGACCGCATCCCCCCTTCCAAGTCCACAAACAAAGGATCTGGGAAAGTAGATGCTAGCCAAGTTTTTCCACTGCCACTCGTACCATAAATTAGAATCGTGACGCCAGTACTTTTGGCATCCTCTGGTGTCCAAATCCCTAAGGGGCTATCATCACCAAGGGGAGTCTCTTCTTGCGCGGCAGTAGGGCTTTCTTCTTCTTCTTCTTCTTTCGCATCCATCACACGTCCCCCATCTGTCCCTTCTGAGTCAACTAGAGTCTCTTCAGTGGGCACAATATCAGGCAACATTTGTGGCAATTCTCTCTTTGCCATCTTCCATTCCTTTCTTACACATTGCGTAAATTGAGCAATCCCAAGGGCAATCAGCGGTCCAGTTGCGATAAGGAGAAATAGGTACCGCTTGAAAAATATCCATCCGCTCAATCTGAGAGTCCAAGTCTTTCTTGAAATTATCAAGGAAGACTTGTGACCGTGTACAGTATTTTCGGACCGGATGGGCTTGAAGTTTGCCCATAGGGATAATGTTATAGAGTAGTCCTTCAGCCCCAATTCCTAACTCCCTAGCTAACAGCAAGTAGAAGCTGATTTGGGGGTCAATCTCCAGATGATGAACCGAAGTACTTTTCTGGAATTTGTGGTCAACAATCATCACTCTACCAGAGCTATCCTTGACAACTAAGTCTAGGATACCCATGTAACGGCCAATTCTCACCTCTTTCTCTACTTCTAGGACGGCCCAGCGGTCGGTCAATGTGTGCGTCCAATAGTATACTAACGTTTCTTCAAGAGACTTCCAGGCGTTCTCTTCCACCTGATTGCTTGGGGCTAATTCCTCATAAGCCCAATCAAGGGCTATATGCGAGGGATACCCACTGTAAAAGGCTTTGAAAGCTAGGTGGCCAGCTGAGCCTAGCCGCTGACCCATGCCCTTTTCTTGCGTGACACTTCCTTTCTCTTTGACGTATAGTTGATAGAAACGTTCCAAACAGCGCCTGAATGCGGCGGTTGAGCTGTGGCTATAATGTGTAATCATACCTCTATTGTACTCTACTTCCTCTATAAGTAAACTAGCCTACTGGCTAGTCTTTTAGGATCTTGCCTTAGAAAGATTAGCTCTAGGGGACCGGCCCTAAATTGTTCTTCCCCACCGGGCAGCATTGCTATCTGGAAAATCAGTTCAATGGCTAGATTCCAGCCGGCAATTTTGCCATTTGACCATTCATCTTGGGGCATCTCACCAAGGTAGAAAGAGCGTTTGCCACTCTCAACTTCAATTGAGTATTGATACTTTTTTATCCCTTTGAGAAGTTCTGGAAAGCTGAGGTGGTAGGTCGAGCCGTAAGGTGTGGACAATTCAAAAGTCAAGTGACGGTCCTCATCAGAGTTGCGGACCTCGCCAGAAATTGATACAATCTCAACTTCTGTGTAGTGCTTGCCTCTACTGACTGGGAGTTTGGAACTGACAAGAAGTAGGTGGTCCCCCTTCTTTAAATCGGCTGTACCATTGGGGGATAAGAACTTTGTCTCAAACATTTTTTTTTCTCCTGTGGGATAAGATAGAAGCGGTCTCAGCCCTTACTGAGACCGCTCACTGCGCTACGCTGACTTAGGTGTGATAGGGAGTAGGAACCGATAGGTCCAATAGAACCAGGTGGTTACACTATCGGTCACAAAGTTAGGCTCACGTCTACCGTAAACGCTAGCCGTGGCCGTTTGGGCAATAGGGTCACCGCAGATGATGGTGTTAGGGGCTGGGTTGCTACAGGTGACTCCGGTCCCTTGGACCGCTTCCAACATTGACCCTTCAATCTGATACACCGCGATGCACTCCGGCTCACCGGCTGGGACGGTCCAAATGACTTTGGCCACATAACCTACGTCATCGTATCCAGCCAAGGGCACTTCTGCCCACCAGAAGTACCGTTCCACAGTACGGTTGCAGCGGACCGTCCCTGCTGCTACCTCATCTTGCGCACTAGCCCCAAAGGGGAGTAATGCCAAGACCAAAACAACTAAGATTGTCCAAAACTTCATACCTATAGTATCCTTTCTTCAAGCCCTAAAGAATAGATTGTCAGGAGAGTCCTTGCATTGTAGCTCCTATTATTCCCCTGTAGTCCTATTGTACTCCTGATTTTACTATAAGTAAACTAGCCAACTGGCTAGTATTTTTGGACATGCTTGGTGTAGAATTTACAATATTCTTTGGCTCTCTCTACACTCTCTAGCGGATAGAGCCAGATCCCAATCTTAACTGCTTCAAGCTTCCCTTCACTGCGCATCTGGTTGACTCTCTGGATGGATACTCCCAGCATTTTTGCCACCTGTTTCGTGGTCAAATGTTCTTCCATTTTCTTCCCTTTTTTTGATTAAATCCATGTAAGCTGCTTTTAGCTCTCCCACAATTTGTTCCGCTCTTTCTCTGCTTGGATTGGGCCAGCCCACCTCAGGGACTGACTTAACGCTATCTAGGTGGATTTCACCTAACCTCTTGATAGCCTTATCAACTTCTTCCCTACTTGGCCCTGCCATCCCCAATTCAAGATTGAGTTCCTTCCGTCTAGTTAGCGCAGCAGCTTCAGTTTGAGGTACCCAAAAATTCTTCTCAGCAAGAGAGTTATTCTGCTGGGCTGCTTTCTTCTTGCTATCATCCGAATTATAGCCAGTTGGGTAAGCTTTCTCAAGCTTCTCAATATTAGCCTCCATCACTTCTTCCAATGTCAAGCCTACTTTAGTACAGATGGCAGCCGTGTACCAAAGTACATCCCCTAACTCTTTCTTCAATTTGTCAATACTCAGCCCGTGTCGGTGGAAAATTCCCTTCTTGATTTCTTCCAATACTTCTCCAGCTTCCCCACCCAGCCCTATCGCATTCCAAATGATCATGGTTTCCCCTTCTGATAAGGGCACATCGGGGCGGTCCAGCAAAGTGCGTGCCGCTTTCCGTTGATACTCGTTTATCTCCATTGTCCCTCCAAGCTTGTAACAGGTCTGCATTAAACGATAAACAAATTATAGTAGTGACTGCTCCCACCCCTAAAGGGAGTGGGCTTCTAGGGACTTGATACCCATGCGTTGCAGCCCCAACGCAAGAATGTTGATCGCAGCATTTTCGTCTCTATCCATGACGAGGCCGCATTTAGGGCAATTATGGACACGAACAGACAGATCCTTATCAACCAGGGTATTACAGCGAGAACAGCGTTTGCTAGTATTGCGTGGATCAACCTGTACGCACAACCGACCAGCATCTACCGCTTTGTCGGTTGTGAATTGTACAAGTTGGTTCCAGGCAGCATCGGCAATACTCTTGCTCAAATGCCCATTCTTGATCATGTTCGTGATGTTTAGGTCTTCAAAGGCAATTGCACCATAGGTATTAACCAGGGTACGAGAAAGCTTGTGCGCAAAGTCTGTACGTCTGTTGGTGACACGCTCATGAATACGAGAAACAACCTTGCGTGCCTTAACTCGCTCCGGTGTGCCTTTGTCAAGCTTGCTCATTTTGCGTTGCGCTTTGGCAAGTGCTTTCTCATCCTTGCGAAAAAACCGGGGGTTATCAACCTTATCGCCATTGCTCATTGTGGCAAAACTGGTCAAGCCAACGTCAATGCCTACTGCCTTGACCTCTGGCGGCAATGGCATAGCTTCACACTGGCAGGAGATAGCAACAAACCATTTGCCAGTAGCAGATCGGCGGATACAAACCGTCTTCACCCTGAGGGTTTCCGTACCGCACAGATCACGGTGCAACTTGACCCTAATGCTTCCGATCTTGCTCAAATTGAGCTTGTTACCGTCCAGGCTCACGCCGTTTCCATACTGCGGAAAGCACATACTATCGTAGCGCCCATAGCCCTTAAAGCGGGGATAGCCTGGATCTTCACCGACCTTGACACGACGAAAGAACGCTTGAAAAGCCAGGTCAACACGCACCTGAACATTCTGCAAAACTTGAGAATGAACCAGCTTGTATTGTGGCTTTTCAGCTTTCCAGGCAGTCAACAGTTTTTGTGTGTCGTACAAGCCAAGAGACTTGCCCTCTTGTTCATAGGTATCTTTGCGCACGGCGAGCGTTCTGTTATAGACCAAGCGGCAAACTTCAAGCTGCTGGTTCAACAGTGTCTCCTGTGCTTTGGTCGGATAGATACGATACTTGTACGTTTTCATAACGGCATTATCTCATGTTTACGTAGAATTGCCAAAATTAATGCTTTACGTAAATAAGATGGCGTTGGAGTGCCGTTAAAGTTACGGCCAATTGTCGGGCTAAAGCCCACGTTGCGGTGCAACGCCGCTGGGTACAGCGGTAAGCCCTTATATCCCATGCCTAAAGGCGATGGGCCTTACGGGCTTTTTCTGTAAACTATAGATGTGGACCGCAAAGCCCTTCCTAGGCGTTTAGGAAGGGTTTGGCATTTTCCTCAAGCTCTTCTTGGTATAGCTTGACCGCATCTTCTGCAGTGGTGGCAGCACCAGTGGAGAATACCTCAAACAGCCAATCATAGTCACCTATACGGGTGTAGGCCGATAATTTAGTAAGAGCAGTTGCCCTATTCTTCCCACTGTCCAAGTCAGAATAGCCAGCTGCAAGGACAGTGCTGATGCACTCTTGAATATCGTTGAATTGTAGGAAATTAAAACCTTCCATTAGCAACTCCCCAACAGTTCTCCGACGGTCAGCAATTGAGCATTCTGACTACGTTCTAAGAGAACGTTATGTACAACTTGATCAATTGTTGGCTTGCCGTCTGGATAGGTACTAAGGAGAGACACAATTTCAACTGGGTGTTCGGATGTAATCCGCCTAGCTCGATAGAGGGATTGATAGTATGCTTCCCCATCATAATCCCGCTCCAGATAATAAGCCACCTTTGCGGCTGTCAGTGTAAGAGAATATTTCCCAATAGCTGCATTCAAAATGAGAATATCAATTTCCCCATTCTGGAATTGTTCAACTATCTTATACCGCTTATCTGGTTTGGTAGCTCCAGTAAGGACAGCTACTCGCCAAGGCTTGTCTTGCGCTTCTATCATCCGCTCAAGCAAGTGGGCAGTTTTGATGAACTTGACCCAAACAAGGCAAGGGCTTTTGCCACTATTAAGTAATTCAAGCAAGCGGTCCCATTTGCCACTCCCCGTATAGCCGCCTACAATAGCCGGATTAGAAGCAATCTGCAAAAGACGAGTGGTGAGCGTGAGCAGACTCTTGATGGTCAAGCCCTTATCGCTACCCAGTGTCTTAGCCTGAACCATAAGCTTCTCTTTTGCTTCTTGGTATATAGCTGCTTGTTGCGGTGTCATCGGGCAATACTCTGTGCTGGGTATCCATTGCGGTATTTCCTTAGGATACTCACAAGGTATGATGATATCAATCAAGTCTCTTTTTAGTTTCTCTCCCGCATCAGGCTTGTTCCCAACTATCTTCGTGCCCCAAAAGTTTGTCTCAAGCAAGCAATAACGTCTAACAAATTTCCAATAGGACCGGAACACTTTTGGGTAAAGAATTTTTAGTTGGGTGAACAAATCATCATTCACCTTGCTAACAGGCATACCGCTTAAGAGCCAGACAGTTGAGAAATAGGTGGCCAATTCCTCTATCACATTTGTGCGATTAGCCTTTCTGTTTTGATAGAGGAAGCTTTCATCAAGAATTAAGAAACTATCATGGCTGGTAGCGTCAAAAAATATAGCTGCAAGTCCTTGGCCATACTCGCTTTGTAAATCTGCCATCCCAACAATGACGTTAGGAGTGGTGAGGACGATTATCGGTCCAGCATCTTCCAGCAACGGCTCAACTTCGCTGATGCTTTTCCAAATATAGACCTTACAAGGCAACCCATCATATTTGGGTATATACCATTCTCTAAGCTCTTTGGCCCAGCCGTCTACAGACGTAAGAGGGACCACGATTACGGCAATGTCCACATAACGATTGCGAAGGGCTGTCAGCGCTATAATCGTCTTTCCCAGCCCTGGTGCAGCGGTCACAATCGCTCTATCCATGTGGTGGAGCCTAGCTGTAGGCTTGCGCTGTATATCGTATAGGCTATCAAGTTCTAGTTTTTCCTCAAATGGCTCAGCCTTGAGATTGATAATCCCTCTTAAAATGAACTTGGTCTGTTCACTGACTTCTAGCTTGGGGAACGTCTCTTTGATTTCCCACATAGCCAGAGCTAGCGGCTCAGCAATCAAATACTCGTCTCTAGGCTTGCGGCTCCAGCAAATGAAATTTTCCCGAATAGAATCTACTTGATTGCGATTCCATCCAGGGAATTTCAATACTAATTTATCAGCGCTCTCATCATAAGTCAAGATAGGAGAATCCATATCACACCTTGTCCAAATCAAATAACGTCAGTTGCTGCGGGAGAACAGCAGTAGGTCCATGCAGCCGTCTAATTGACTGATTAGCGCTATCAATAAATAAATGCAACTCTGGGAAATCCAAAGAGGGAATGTTCTCTTCCTTCTCAAGCGAAACGTCTAGCAAAAATATAACTTGCCACATAGGAACTTGTAAAGAATTACAGATTGCCCCTAATGCCTCAAAACTGGGCATGCGGTGCCCATTCTCTAGAAGAGAGTAGTATCCAGGACTAAGCCCTGATTCCTTGACAATAGTATCTTGGCTTATCCCCTTTGCCACTCTAATTGCGTTGATTGCCCTACCTAATTGCATTGAACCTCCAAAAGTTGAAAATTACAATATTGACGATACATCTAGTATCATCCCTTTGGACGAAAGTTATTGACCCACTGCGCGTGTCTTGGTCGATAGTCCGAGAGAGAATAGTCACCCAAACTGGAAATTCCTCTCCTGTTCGTTGAATTTTCACCTGCATAACCTCCGGTGAATATAGCATCGCATTCTCCACAAAGATTGAACTCCTCTCTCTCTACTATTGCAGGCTTGCCGCAATCGCACCAACCAAGCTCAGGATTTATTTTCCACCACTTTGATGGCCGTTCGGTTCTATGTAAATACCAATAGGCGTTGCACAGTTGGCACCTCCCCTTGACACGTCCTTTCTCATTGGCTAGCGGTTTGCCACAGTTTTTACATTTTATCTCATCATACCAATAATAAGCCGGTCGGTCTTTGTGGTGCGTAATCCAGTATTGATAACAAGCATTGCACCGTTGAAACGCTACTAGTTCGGTATTGCCACAATTGACGCACCACTTGGGCGCATTCTCCTTGATAGCAGGCTTGATTCTGTGGATTAATCGTTTAGGACGGTCCAGGCCGGTGCGCTTCTTATACGAGTAGCAAGGATTGCACAGCCCTAAGCAATAGACGTTTTTACTATCACAATTAGGATTCAAACAAACATCACTCAATTTTGGTCTGCCCATTTTTGTTCTCCGTTGCATATCTAGCCGTATAACGTCAGCAATCCGGCTAGATATTAAGCCACTCAAATAGCGGCTGCTGACTCAGTGTAGGAGACGCCAGGCAAGTCCTCCAAACGGTCCACCCCCAAGCGTGTGGGGGCTTTACGCTTTTACGCTTCTTTACGCTTGTTTCCCAGTCGTTCTATAGGAAAAATAAATTTTCTAGAGACTGGGAAATATCCGTAAAAAAGCGTAAAAGCGTAAAAAATTATTCCGGTTAGACGTTTCTTGCGAACGTCAGCCCCCAAAACCCACGATACTGCGGTTCAACCCCCACGCGTGTGGGGAATACCCTATACCGTAATCAGCCCGTAAATACATACAGCCGCCCTCTATCATCCTCATAAAGCAATTGCCCAGTTCTCTCCATATACGGGAGAACTCGCAACACCGAACTATCATGCAGCCCTAGTTGTTTGGCAAAATCATTTGGCCGCTTGCCAGGTTCTGTTTCTAGAGTCTCAATAATAATTTTGGCAAGTATCTCTTGCTGCATAGCTTTCCTTGGCATTTTCACCCTCCCACTAAGTAGGGCTAAAATCGTTCCTAGCCCTTACACCTATTGTATCCTATTCTCTACCTAAAGTAAACTAGTCAGGTGGCTAGTCTCTCAGGGCTAGCGGTAGCCATACATAGCTGTAGGAGATTGGTGTCACCGTACTAGTCGGCTCAAGCGTAGGGATAATCATTGGGGTTGGCGTCTCTTCCTCAGGTGACCAAGACGTTGAGCTGGTTTGCGGTGTCCCCGTATATGCCGCTTGACTATTTGCCGGCACACTAGAGAGTGCCATAGCTGAGACCGCAAGCAAGATAACCATCCCAGATGCCAAGATAGAAATAGCTCCCAACCACATATCGTAATATTTGCCCCTCAAGATTTCTTCCCCTTCCAGTGAAATAGGGCTAGACCGATAGCCACCAGCCAAACAATCAAAGCTTTTGTCCAGACATCATCAAAAACATACGCCCAGCTAGTCTTCAAGTCAACATTGGAGATAAGGGCTTGACGCTCAGTCATTCCCTCTTCTTGACGGTCCATAATCGCAAGGAGAGTATCTTGACGTTTGGATTCCCGCTTGGTTTCCTCTGATTGGATAATTTGAACTTGCTCCGTTGTAGCTCTTGCCACTTCTGCTTGATTATAACTAGTGACCTGGTCGGTCCAGCGGTCCAGCACGAACGCAATAGGGAAACTAATTGCAATAAACACAATTGCAATACACAGAATAATAGCTACGCATCCTCTTGCAACTTCCATCACTTCTCCCTCCACCCATCAATAAGTTTTTGGATACGTTGCTGCTCAAGTTTGAAGAAGATTTCAAAACTTCGCTTGGTTTCTGGATACATAAACCGGCTAACTTCCTTCAACCTTGCCCTAGCCGTTGCCAGGTCTGGGCTATCAAAATAGGAATGGGTCCAGTTATCACACTGCGGGCAGGCAACACCAATGTCCTTGATACCCTCTGGATAGTTTCGGACCGTTAAATAGTTCTTAGCGTCAACATCCCACTCAAATTTGCAGTTGGGGCAGGTGATGAGCACTCGCTTCTTGCGTAACATCTTGTATGCCATGACTTAACCTTCCTTGAAATATAAAAGAAGAGACCGTCGAACGGTCCCCATTTTCATTTTCATCTCCTTCTCTCTTTCTTGACTTCCCTACATCTATTATACGCCACCATTTACTATAAGTAAACTAGCCAGCTGGCTAATAAAATTTAATCGAATAGGAAGGGCCAGAAGAAGGATAAAATAGAATAATAGGGGAATCTATCGATACGATATTAAAAGCGAATCTAGCCCCCATACAACAGCCTACGGCAAAGATTAGCTGGTCAGTCTATCTCTTTATATGCTTCTTCAGATAGCTCCACTTTTCAACTCCTTCTTTACACTTAGTCTCAATCCAAGGTTTCTTATCCCCCCAAGCCGGTGGCAATACTCCCCCGTGTTTTTCAGCCCAAGCTTGGTTCCTTCTGTCAAAGTACTTGCCAGGAACGTACAGCTTGCCAGTTCTTATCATCAAGTATTCGGCCCAGCGTGCTTGGCTAGTCTTCACCGTCACCGTTGCATGAAGAGCCATTGGCAGCCACATGAGGGCAGCTGGACCGTACCTGAGATTCTCCCACCTTCTTAATTCAACCTTCATTCGTCTAGCAAAGTCTAGCGGACTAATCATCAAGGTTTTTTCCTTGATGTCATAGAGTTTGACACCATACTTCCTGAATAGCGGCTCAATTATTCCTCTTGCTGGCAGGCAAAAAGGCTTGGCAATATAGAGGACCGTTTTGCTAGTCCCTATATCTTGGAAAGCTTCCCCTAAGTCTTGCATAACTTCTTCAAACATTCAAGCTCCTTCCTTGGAATAAAAAAGAAGGGACCGTTCAACGGTCCCCCTTCCTACTTACCTCGAATAAGTTTTAAGCCGGCAGCCATTGCTGGCCACAATTGAGCAGCTGACGCTTTTGCAGAAACCAAATCTTTTGCCCAAACTTCCCCTATCCACAGCCCATTAAAATAAACGTGATATTTGCCCCAAATTTTGTTGCTCATTTTTTTTTATCTCCTTCTATCTTTCTTGACTTCCCTACATCTATTATACGCCACCATTTGCTGTGAGTAAACTAGCCAGTTGGCTAGTATTTCAAGAAGTTTATTATCTAACAGTCCAGCCAAAGATGAGTACAATCTTGAACAATCCATCCAGCTAGGACCACTAGCCAGAACGGCCACAAGTCTAGGGATAGCAGTAACGGTCCCCAAAGAAGATAGAGGAAACGACCAATAGTCCCCACGAATAGGGTATGGCTAATTCCTCTATGGCTGTGCAACTTCTCATACGGCCACCAATAGGCTGACCATAATAGCCCTAAAACCTTATTCCACCGTCTTATGCGCCATTCCTCATGCGTGTAATAATGATGGTCTATATCTGGCGTTAGGAGATGGCCAATCACCAGCCCTAAGCTAAAGCCTAGCCAAGCCCAAGTTTGGTCTAGGTAGAGGGCAGTGCCAACAAGAACCGTTGGCACCCCAAGGATAATTATATTCCTTTTAGTAGCTCTAGCGTGGGTTACTCCACTGGCCATTGCTTCTCCCCCCTATTCCCAACTATCTTCCAAGCTGCCATCGCTAGCATCCCAATCCCAAGTATCCACCGGCTTCATTTCTCCTTCCCACTTTTGACGCTCTAAATCCATCAAAAGTTTGGCCCTTTCGCTAGCTAGGCGGTCCACCCGTCTTGTATTGATAACATCAATCTGCGCATTAGCTTTCTCTCTTGCAGCCCCACCTCTTGCCATCTCCTTGAATGACTGTAGGCGAAACCGGTCAACCATTGCATCCTGTTTAGCGTAGTCATTGACAGACCGCAAAGAGCCTTTGGTAATAGCAAATGACAAGATAGCTCCACCCGCAAAAGCGAGTAGATGGGTGATGCCTAAGAGGACCGCTACTGTCATATCCGGTCCAAAGCGAGTCTCTAGCCACCAACCCGACAATCCTATAAACCCTAACGCTATTACTACAATTGTTACAGTGCGGTCCATCGGTCCTCTTATCCTAAAGCTTGTTTAATCCACTCAACACGTTCTGGATTTTTTGAACCAAAGACGTGACGACAAAGGTATGACATATTTAGCTTACCTCTATAGTCAAACTCTCCATCATCTACTAACCCTCTGAGCATCTTTGCCTCAATTTCTGTCAACGGTCTACCTTTCTCTAAAGGAAAAATTGGCAAGTTATTTTTAACCGTTATATCGTCTACACTTGTTTTACTCGTGGTCGCATCAGTTATAACTGGTAAATAACTAGTTATAACTGGTGAATAACTTGTAGAATAACTAGTAGAATAACTAGTCAACTTGATAGGAGCGATACGCCCAGTGTCCTCATACTCCCATTGATTTGATATATGTTGCGCTATATCCGATACTTGTCCCGCATTCTTTTCATCGATGAAATAACTTTGAAAGCGATAGACGTTTGGACCGACACAGCGAAGGAAGGAACCTTTGCCAGGAAGCAAATCAGCATGGGTCTTAGCTCTAGACGTAGCATATTGCGCTTGGCCTGGAGCTACTTGACCAACTAGACGTTCAGTAAAATTCGCTTTGAGTAGCGGTCCCATCCCTCCCTCCTTCGTTGGGTGTTGGGTAGCTCCTATCAAATTCAAATCCTTTGCTCTGCCAATGGAAGCTAACTTACCTAGTATCTCTGTAGCTCTTTGGTTGCCGGCCAATTGCGCCAGCTCATCAATAGCTAGCACTATTCGATGAGGTTTATAACTAGGGTCCGCAATCCGCTGTAACTTCTCCTTATCCATAAACTCCAAAACATCCATTGCTTCTTCTGCGGTCCCAGCAAACTGAAGAACGTGAGGAAGGTTGCGCAAGGGAAGAAAATCCTCATTCTTGAGGTCAATCAGTAGGAGCTTCAATTCACTAGGGGCAGTTCTGGCGGTTAAGGATAGGAGCATATTTTGCATCAATATACTCTTACCGGCGCCTGTTATGCCGGCAACGAGCCAATGAGGGCTTTCCTTAAAGTCACCTATTTCCTCTTTAGGGGCAGCCAAATAACTACGGCCCAGCGCCATCGTGTGCGGCTCACCTCCGAACAATAGTCGGTTGGAAACCGCCAGAATTGTTGGTGCTGGATGCGGTGTCTCCAGAGCCATATAGGGCTGGGAAGTAGGGATGATAGTGAAGTTGCCGCTATAGCCGGCAGCCGCTCTCTTAGCGGCCAATACAGAGGTGAGCTCACGAATACAGCGTTCAATATTCGCAAACCGTTCAGTTGGAGCCATTGTAAGCGCAAACCGGAAATAGCCGGTGCGCACTTCAATAGACTTTGAATAATCTACTTTAGCTTTGATTTGATTAGCTTTGAAATAGCGAGTTATTTCTTGTGCTTCCTGATTGAATAGCTTATGCATCTGTAGCTCCTTTGAAATAGCAATTGAGCTATAAGTGCCCCCACCTATAGCTCATCTAGTTTTTCTATTCACAACAATTCCTCTGGTCCCTTATCCCAGTAGAAATCAATAGGGACCGTTTCTAAGGATAGGGTTACCACCCCCAAAGGATAGGCTAGAACTAAGATACCCAAAAATACAATGATTGTTGATAACATTATCCCTCCAATGAGTACTCCTTTATAGCTAGCTATAAAGGAGTAAATCACTTATTCAGCGGAAGCTTTCTTAGCCTTTGGAGCCTTGACTTTTAGCTCTCTGGCTGGCGTTCGCAGTTCTTCCAACTGGGTCAGCACTAGTTTAGAGATATACCGCTTGGGCTTGCCGTTGATTGTGAATAGTGCCCAGATAGGGGAATGGAGTGGGAATTGGTTCCGATTGCCCCCAAACCCCTTGATAATTCGGCTATCTGTAATTTCTGGGAAACGAGCACGCACCTCTGAACCTAGCAACTCCGGCAAACTCAGCCAACCATCGGGATACAATTTGGCAGCTTCTTCAGCGGTGTAGTTCGGATAGTACGCACCAGGCGTGTGGTCGTAACGGTCACCAGGGACCCAATTAACATCCAGCACCGGCTCGATCTTAGCAATATCCTCTTCAGCCACATAGGTGGGGGTTTCCTCTTCCTCTTCAGTGGCTTCTTCTTCCCAACCAGTATCCTCATCAGCAGGGGTGCCAGTTTCTTCTAGAGAAACACTAGTGGAACCGTTTGCATTCTCCCAATCTTCGCTTAGCTCCACCGCATAGCCATCCCAACCAATTTCCAGAGTTTCTAACACACGTTGGACAGTCACTTTGAATTTCTTAGTCAGGTCACGAACAGTGGTTGTCTTGCCTTCAGTCTGGCGATTTAAAATATACTGTAACATTGTTTAGCTCCTTAAGTTATCTAGGTTATTCACTCGTTCACTCGTTCACTCGTTTACTTCACTTACAACCTTATTGTACCTTGGTTTTGGCGGAAAGTAAACTATCCAGTTGGCTAGTATCCAAGGCCAATTTAGAATCTTTCTCTAAACTCTTCCCCATACATTCCATAGCTCCCTTGCCACCTGTCTTATTTTATTGTGCTCATCTTCCCCTTCCTCTATCCTCACTACAATATATTTAGCATTCTTCTCACCATCAATCTTCTTAGTGAGCATAACATTAAAATATCTCAACATCTTCTCTCCTACTGATTAACCTTTGTATAATCTTTGCGTAATCTTTGTCCGAACTACAGCCGGCAAACTCCGATCCCAGCCGGAGTCAGCCGCTTTATTGTGTCTCTTATTTTCTAAGAGTAAACTTAATGAGAATTTGCGCCAGCCATAACCTAACCTTCCTCAGTGTTATAGTCATCGGCTAGCCGATAACGGTAAGATTGCCCATCTAGTATTTCTACTACTTTTCCTTCAGCAACTAGGAATCGAAGTTTGCGAATAGCAGTTGTCTTATGCAGCTTGAGATAATCTCCTAACTCCTTTGCTTTGCAGTTGGGGTGGCCCTTTACAAACTGTAGCGCTTCATCTAGTTCACTGTTGCGACCGCCTGTAGCGGCTAGCACTGTAGCGACTGTAGTTTCACTGTAGTTTACACCTGCACTACGGTCCGCTACAGTACTAGAATTACTGTAGTTTTCGGACTGTAGCGCTACAGTTTCCGCTACAGTTTCCGCTACAGTCGCTACAGTTCCCGCTACAGTTTTAGCGGTCCCTAGCTTCTTGCTAAGCTTGATTTCTTGCTCTTTCAACTTGAATTTTCTCTCATCTTCCCAAGCTATTCTTTCCCGTTCCTGCTGCTGTTCCCATAGCTTTTGTTCCCGTTCTCTTTCCAACTCAAGGCTAAAAGCTTCTTTGGAAAGCGCATCCTCAACCGTCCTATTTTCCACTGTCTCTTCTTTTCGTAATTGGTCCCAAAAGGTCAGTAGGGCTGCACTTGCTAACGTAAAGGCAGGCATTAAGAATGCTACACTATTTGCAATCGCTTCCCCTAAGGACCGCCCACCCGCCCAATAAAGGACCCAAGAAGGGATAATTGTGTGGCCAAGCAAAAGTCCTTCTATCACGATACCATACATTCCCATGATAACAAACGTCTGGCGCAAACTCAAACGTCTACGGCTATAGTAAGCAACAACAATAGTCCCTAACCCGAAACCCATCAACTCAATACAAATTACCAATACCCACCCATAGACAGTGTAGCCGATACTGTCAAGAAGGGTGACTGCTGCCGGCAAAGCTCCTACCAAAGATGCTACCCTAATCATGGTATAGCTAAGACGGTCCACAATCCAGTCAACTACGCTCTTATAGCTCATTTGATGTTTCTCCTTTGCTACATATAGGACAATACTTAGGGGAGTTATGAGACCGTTTCAATTTTGTTTCCAGACTCTTATCCCCTTCCCAGGTCCGCACTAGCTTCCAGGCAATCCCTCTTTCTTTGGCCACCCTACAGAGCCTTGAGCCTAGTCCCTTCTTGTGCAAGCCCAAACGGTTGCTTAAATCAGCGGTCCAACCTAGATAGTGCTGGCAGGTATGCTTCTCGCTTATCGGTCTATCGAAGTGTATCAGGTAGACGGTCCCCATAACTCTCTCCTTAACTCGTTGAAACATGGCTAGATTTAATTTTCTAGCCCTATATACCTATTCCTATCTTCGTTTAATCTAGGGCTGTTTCAAAGCCACTGATTCTAAAGGAAAACGGTCCATCATATATTCTCTTCTATTGTCTTCCTCATTCCAGTAAGACCAGCGAACAAAGATACCTCTTTCAATTTCAATGAAGAAGTCACTGAAAGAATAATACTGCACTCCTTGATACACTTCTTCAACATATTTCTTCCAGGCAACCATAACTAGTACTTCAAGTTTGTTATGTAATCTCTCATACTGAGCTAGTTCTTCAGTTGTCATGACATTCCCTCAATTCTGATAAATAAAAATAGACCGACAATCCAGACTCCCCCTAAACCAGCCACCAGCCGGATAGAGAAAGGCTGCTTGGGTGGCCGCAGCCCTAGATGGGTAAGGTAAGGACTCTCATCAATAATTCTTTGTGCTTCTTGCATCTTTCTCCGATATGGCCCTAGCTGGACCGTTCGCAGCGCATTGTATGCAATAAGAACGCAACCGGTCCACAGTAAGATTATTGAAAGTAACAGCACAATTGCCTCTCCTTTCTTCTTTGCTGGCGCCGCGCCCGTCTGCGATAGAGTTTGGTCAATTTTCGCTGTACAGGTTGCTTGGAATGCACCAAGGAGTGGTAGACTCTTTTAGCTGCATAGTTTACACCATAAGCTCTCATTACAGACTCCTTTCTAAAGTAGGGCTAGATTAGGAGTCTAGCCCTACTCTTTGCTACTGCTTGTTGCGGACAATACGCACCAGCTGGCCAGCATATTTTGGCATCAATTTGAAGGCAACTTTGAGTTGCTTTTCGGAAAGCGAATAACGATTGGCTTGGATAGTTTGGGCAAAGCTTGATAGGATATTGGCATCAGTACCGCTAAAGCCCACACCATTATGCACCTTGGTCTCGCCAGTTATCTTCTCTTCTTCCGTCTGATACTTCCAAATAGCAACAATGGCCCGACGTACCCAAGCCGTATCAGTTGCAAGCTTCCCCTTGAAATAGTCTTTTAGCTCTTCATCTGTCTTTGAGCTATAGTCTGTCTTAGGGGTTGCTACTGGCTTAGCCGCTGGCTTAGCCGCTGGCTTAGCCGCAGGCTTGGCCGCAGGCTTAGCGGTCCTCTCTAAGTTAATCATTTGGTCAGGAAGAGTAGGAAGGACTGGTTGTTCAGTCGATGAGAGAAGAGCATCCGCTAGTCGCTTTGCTTCCTCTAAAGAGATATCAAAACTGTCCGATGTCGCATCGTAATTCGGGCCAACCACCCGAAACTTAAAGCCACCAGTGCCCTTAAGGATATTTACATCCCAAGTGCCATTGGTCAAGCTGTTGACTTCTACAAACTTAGGAGCTATCTCGACAGCTGTTCCGGAACGGCTAACACGGCAAGACGGTCCAACAGACTTCTTTGATTTCACAATCCAGCCGGTGCCGCCGCAAGGGAAACAGTCAAAGCCGGTGTGTGAGTAGGGCTTGCCATTCTCAATGCCCATGCAGTAGAATCCGGTGCCGGCACACTTATAGCACTCTTGACAAATTTCAGTTTCAATATCGTAAAAAGGTTTTGGCAGTTTAGTGGTTGGAACGGCTAACATGTAATTTTACTCCTTCTCAAATTATTTTCCTAGAAAGCGCCTAGGTGCGTCTATAGTATACTCCAAACTATCTAAAAGAAAACTAGCCTACTGGCTAGTTTTATTTATTAGTTCCTTATAGCTTCTTCTTGTAAGCTTCCCGCAACTGGTCCGCTTCTCTCTCTTTCCCTTCTCTCACCAATGAGGACCATTCCTCAAAGAATTTCTCTTCATCCGCATAGGCTTGGTCCCCTGCTTCAGGCTTGCCATAAAGCTTGGTATATTTTTCTAGCTCTTCCCAAGGCTTGGCTTTGCCATCAATGAGAATAAGGTCCAGAGAGAAAGGCATGGGTGCAACTCGCTTCCGTTCAGCAAGAGCAGCCAATCCTTTTAGACGAGCAACCTTATTAGAGCTACTAACGAGTAGGACATTAGCCAACCAGCCAATAGACTTCCCATAGCGTTGGTGAATCTCATGCTCCAGTTTGGCCGCAGTAGAAATCTTTGCACTTTTCATGGGTTCTTCCTTCAGTAGATTGAGCCATCTAGGTTGATAGCATAGGTCTTGTCATCCGCTGGGTTGCACCAGTAGGTGAGGCCGGTCCCCACTTGGCCGGAGTAGACAAAAGTACGATAATCTGGAAAATGGGGATTCTCTTGTCGTTTATGAGTTCTGTATAGTTCCACCAAGGTCCGCGCGGCACTGGCAATCGCTCTGTGATAGTCGTCTTGGTAAAGAGCAGTAAAATCAATATTTTCCGCTGTTTTGGGTCGAACTTCACTAATATGTTTTTCCATTGAGATACTCCTTTAGATTAAGATAAAATTTTAGGGCTAAAAGATTCCAGCCCTATTTACTAACTATTACGAATTGTACGCCATCTTCTACTATAAGTAAACTAGCCAGTTGGCTAGTATTACCAACTGGCTAGTTTACTTCTATCGATGTAAATAACTTTGCTGGAGACTCTCAATCGTTTCTTCACCAGTATAGGACCGCTCACTGACCCATTCAATGGGGAGTCCAGTGAAGTGGACTATAATATCAATCGCTAACCCTGAAGCCACCTCAAACTCTTCTTCAAACAAATCTTCCCCACAATCAGCAAGAACTTTTACAGCTTTGGCCACTAGATTGTTATCATTAGAAATTCTCATTTTTAGCTCCCCTCAAATCGATTTATTCAAACCCACAACCCTATTATACGCCATTCTTTACTAGAAGTAAACTAGCCAGTTGGCTAGTATCCCAAAATCAATTTCAAGAGCCAACGGTCCACAAGAAAGAGGGATTGCTCATCGCAATCCCTCCCTCTTTCCTAACTTAGGCTACCCACTAGCCGTCCTATTATCCCCAGCCAAAAGTTTGTCCAATAGATACCATTTGCCACCTTAGCATCCGGCTGTGCGAATAACGCTAACTCTACCAAGAAAATGACACGTAACATTTTTTTAGCCCCTTTTATCTAATTAGCAAAGCCCATCCTTGCTAACTTTCTCTATTGTACCCTATAGTTTTCTATAAGTAAAGTAGCGAGACTGTAAAGATAATATTAAGTAACCTTGAAAACGAAAAGAACGGTCCAGCATAGGTGGTACAGTGGAAATCCACCATCTTTGGCCTATTTTCCCGTCTTAGCTGCTCAAGAAACTTTTTATACGTATTTTAATCTTCTACTAATCTCTAATTATTGCGCCCACGAGTACGGTCCAGCGAGAAAATAGGCTTTGTGTTTTTCGTAAGAATAGCTAATACACCTATCTTACGGCGCTATTTAGCCCTATTTTTTTCGTATAGTTTTATATTTTATACGGTAACCGTATAGGGAAACTTACGAAAATGGGAATACCGTATATTGTGTTTCTATTTTCTTCGTATAGACATCGAAATCCGTTTCGTATAGCAATCACTAGAGGAAAGAAATTCTTAAGTTTGGATACTTTTATATACTGGGAATCCACTCCTACCAGAGTAAATTATCTTAAGCTATTAGTAAGACTTATCTTAATTTCCTCTAATACTCTAATTATTATCTACTTTTAAAAAGTCCTAGGCATATAAAAAAAGTATATAATTCTTATAGAAAACTTTTAAAACATAGGTCGAATTAGAGGCATTAGAGGAAACTAGTCACTTCGCTAGTTTCAGACGGGTGGAATTATCCAGCTTACTAGTTTCAGCTAACCAGTGTACGAGTCGCTAGGGACCGTATAAGGGCTATAGGAAGGGGAAATCCTAAGCCCTTAGTGTATTTATATAGGTATAGGATTAAGAAACGAATTAGGGGCCATACAACAGGTTAAGAAGAAAGATAAGAGGATAGGCAGCCCTTAGGTTTTTAAGCTTCGCTGGACCGTTACTTTTTCGACAAAATTGTGGACCGCTGCATCAGCCATGCAAGTTGGTCGGATATCCAAAGAGTGCAGCCAAGAAGAAGGAGAAAACGATAGGTGTCAATTGCTACTTTTCTTGGCACCTCTGGCTGGATACTGATTGCAATGATAAGAAAACAAAATCCAAGTGTTAGTGCAACAAAAGCACTGACGCCTAGATAGAGTTTAGATTTGACAGCCGTCCTACGGTATTCCAAGTAATTTGTAAAAATCTGCAAAGTGCAAGGTAAAATACAGATATAGAGAATAAAAATGATTGAACCCAACACTGCGCCCTCCTAAAACCCATGTAGTATATATTAGACCAACTACAGCTGCAATGAATAGTACGCCTAGAAGGATAGCGGTGCCACGTGACACTACCAGATGGGTGCTATTACTTGGATATTCTTTCTCCAAGCGGTCAAGACGGTCCTCTAATTTATTGATAAGCTCAATCAACCCCTGCTGACGGCTAAATTCGTCCCCTTGCAGCGCCCTCACCAGTCTTTCGACCGTCTTTGTGAGATTGTTGACCGTAGACTCCAGCCGTTCCACTCTATTGTTTTCAGCCATATGTTCATCCAACCTCAAAGCAGGATACCACCGGAAAGTGTCAAGACCACTTCCCAACGTATCGTTGAAAGCAGTCCTCAAATCTCTTGTACTAGCAAATTTTCGGATAAGATAGATGCCACTTGACCAAGCTTTTGTATCTTCAAGGTTGTTATCGATGGAAGCTATGATGTTGACATTGGCATATCGTTGCAAAGTCAATACTTGTTCAGAGCCAAAACAAGTATTGAGAACAAGGTTAACGGTCCCAGCTTGTGATAAAAATAGACCTAGCTCCGTTGTACTGATAGACTCTGGACCGAAGGAGAATCCATCTCTAGTTGCATGGCCGGCCACCCAAACCAGCTCAATACTTGTAGACTTCTCCAAAATTCTATATAGCTCTATGGCTGAGACCTTAGCTGCTAAGAGTATAACTCTTATATCAGCTTTGGACAACTCATTGGAGACTTCTTGTAGCTCCGATAGAATGTGAGGACTATCTGCTGAAGATAGAATCAGACAATTCACTTCTCCCCCAATAAGCGTAGCAGTGCGGTGTTTCTTCTCACCCAGCCCTTCCCAAACGTGGCAAAAGTTGTCAGCCCTACATAAAAATCAAATTGCCTGGCGATAATTTCAATACTAGATAGGAAGGACAGCAAAGTAATTCTACTCACACCACTGATAACCGCAATGTCAAAGAGGATAGTAGACTTGGGATGGCCAAATTCTGCGCATCTTCCCGCTAACCAGTAGTCTTGAAAGTAGATTGCTTTTGCTTGGTCTATTGTTAGGCTTTTGATATCTAGCAAAGGATAGCTCCTTTTGCTGATGCCAAAGTTGGTTTCCCCGCCTGGGTCTTGAGGATTGTTTACATACCCTCCCTCCCAGCCTAGGGTAAAGTCCACCGCTTGTTCAAAATCCAATGGGGCAAAACGAAATAGATGTTGCTGGACACCGACTAGCCTCGCGCAATATCCTAGCAAGCCATCACTAAATTGAATTTTCCACCACTCATATCCACCGCTAAGGGTTGGAGAAGTGAGGACCGTTGCCCCCACTTCTCCAGGAATGGCAATTTTCAAGATAGAGCTTGCAATGGATGCCTTAGCTCTGACATTGGTACGCTCTAAAAAGATAATGCGCATTCTCTATCCCTTACGGTATACAGGATGTTGGTTCCGTTAAAAATACTTCATGAGCCACTGAAAACCAACCATCTTCCGAATAGCCTAGATACACCTGTTGAGTATGGCCACCGCAACCGGAGTGGGTGATGTAGCGGTCCCCTTTACCACACTGGGAAGTGATTCTGAGAAACCAGCACATTCCCACCAGTCACTATAGCTATCGATTAGGAAATCACTCCCTTGTTTGACCTCGACAGTGTAGTCAGTGTTATCTGTATGGTCATGAATTTGGTAGGTAAGAGTACCGCTAGCACCTCTTACACAAGTATCATAGCCCCACATGTCCATTTGGTCATTGTTATTGCCATCTACATAGAGTGAGAACCTTGCCCCTGTCCAAGGATAGTTGAAAGCATAGGCAGGTTCAGCCGGCAACAATAACAACGAGACGAGTCCAAGTAAGGCAATTAGCCTACTGAGAAAGAAAGTTTTCATAGTTTATCACCAAGGAATTTGAATACCCAACCATACGGGACCGCCCGATGATGGGGTAGTAAAGTATGTGATAGCATCAGATTGCGTATAGTCCTGAGCAAAGTAAGAATAGTTAGGCTGCAACCACAAAGCAGGAGAGAAGCTTGTTGATTGACAAGCTATTACGCTGGACTGGCTGCTCATGTAGAAGGTAGAAAGATAGACTAAGTTCTTGTAGTAGATAGGGTTGATAACGCCTGGCATCGTTCCAACAATAGAGATAGGGCGACTGGACCGCCAACAAATATCCCCTGCATCCATTACACCGCTGTAATTTGCATCACTCCACATATAGAAACGATAACCGATAACCGTCTGGGCACTAGCCGTCTGGACTGGTAAAAGCACAAGCACGCTCAACAACACTAAGATTGAAAGTAAACGAAACATGGAAATCTCCTTTAGCAAGATGGAAATAGGACATTCACACGATGTCCATACAGAAGATAGCTGTCTGGGTCAGTCGTATAGCCTATCCAAATATGGTCGGTATACGGTCCACAACCAGTGGCATCGTAGTAACGATTAGAGGGAACGGAGATTTTAGTGGCATCTGTGACAGCGCATTCCCAATAATCTTCAAAAGAGTTGACATAGAAGTAGAAGCCAAAGTTGGTGTAGACAATATAATTGATACTTGTGTTCTGGTCTTCTACATTCCAAGATAGCTTAGAGCCATCGTCAAGACTTTGGATACAAACATCTGTACCTGACCAATAATCGAGATAGCCATTACTGTTGCCATCAATATACAGAAAAAACTTGACATCTTGATAGCCTGTAGGGTAGTTTGCAGGCGCTGCTGACAAGGGTACTGTCAACAAAGAGAGTAGTACAACAATCGAAACGATGGTTATAATTTTCTTATACATTACTTCTCCTCTATTCCAAATAAACGTTTATAGACCGAATGGACAGCCATCGGGTCAACTTGGCCACGGCCATGCGGTCCTACATTATGCGCATCGACAGGACTTCCAACCTTATCCTTCATCCGTATCTCAAGATGCAGGTGTGCACCGGTAGAGTTGCCGGTGTTGCCACTATAGCCTAGCAAGTCCCCTTTCTTGACCGTATCCCCTTGCTCTACTTCTCTTGTATCTAAGTGCGCAACAAATTGGTCAAAGCCCACATTCTCTAGATTGACACGGATATAGTTGCCATAGCCACCATTGTTGGCCGTATCCTTGGCGGACCAAGCAACTTTCCCATTCCACATAGCATAAATCGGCGTTCGCATGGGAATGGCAATATCTAGACCGCTGTGCGCTGGACCGTACCACTGTGTGATACGTGGCATCTTTGGCCACATCAAGACTATTTTCATCTCTTCTTCCGGTCCTTCCTCTTCTGCATAGTAGGGCCAAGGATTTGGCCATGCAAAATTATGCCTACGCGCTAAAAGTTGGGGGTGAGCGGGCAAAGTATCTTTGTTTTTCCATTCTTCGCCTCCATAACTAGTTGTGAAAATGCACGCTCCAAAGACTTTATTTGGGTCTACTTTATCCATATATTCCCACATCATGTCGGCATAAGCTTCAGCAGATATATTGCCATTCCAGCCCCAAGGCTGGGGAAGCCCTGCCAGTTGCCTGGTGTAGCCGCACTCCCCGATTACAAAACGTATTGACATTGGGCAACGGGAAATACGGTTGCCATAGCTCCCCCAGCCATTCCTGACAATATGCGGATAGCCGTATTCATGGATGGAGCCAAAGCTATCAGTCTCATTAATAAGGGGAGCTAGGTACAGAAAATTGTCCCAAATAATTCTTCCATTCACCTCCCTGGGCCAGCCTACACTAAAGTTGAAGACCCAAGCTCCTATCCCATGTGGCTGGAGTTCTTCCATGAAAACTTGACTATACAAGGCTTGGGCAATCTCTTGTTCAGGCGTATGGATTGTTGGCTCATTAATCCCCATCACTCGCAAGCGAGTGCGGTCAAAACTCTTGTACGTCGTGTTGAGTTGGTTCACCCAATAAGCTGCATGGCGTCTAGCGGTCCCTACTGGATCTTGTTCTGCGGCAATCTTTTCCTCACTGATAGGGTGATACCGCAAAGCTACATGGCAAGGTTTCTCCTTTCCTATCCAGCGCATTGCCTCTTGTACCCTATCAAAGCTAGGGTTAACAATCTTTACAAAAGGCATTGGTGCCATTGCTGCCCCAAACTCTTTGTCCTCTTGTCTAACCTTATCGGCTATCCAGTGCATAGCGTATCTATATGGTGGAAGTCCACTCGTGGGCTTCACTGGTGGTACCCAAGTTTCTTTAGCTAATTTCCAAGCTTTCAGGAGTTCCACTGTTCTATAAATGTCCATATTGGGGTTCCTCTGGATTGGCTAGGCTGACCGCAATTGCCCACTCAACAAGATTTTGGACTATTTCTTCCAAGTCATCTCCAGGCTCACTTGGTTCTTCAGCGGTCTCAAGCACCCAAGTAGCAAAGAAGGAAACATGCCACTTAAAGGGCATCCCACCACCAAGGACCGTATCCGCAGGGATGCTGCCATCCCCTACGGTCCAAGCCCAAGCACCCCTTCTACCAGTATTGGGATCAAGGTCCATATCAGGGTTAAAAGAGTTGTAGATAACGTTATTTGCCCAGCCACTTTGGGGTTTGACAGGGACTAGCGTGTCATTGGCATTATCGGTCCAAGTATAGTAGAAGATTTTTACATCCTTCTTCATTTCCTTGGCTATGGGGTCATATACTCCCCCAAATAGATGGTGGTCGCCTCCGGCATCATCAAAATAATTAGGGCTGCCATAGGCTCTTATATAGGTGTCCCTTGCCCACTGCTCAATACTACCTTCTTTTGAGGACGGTTCCCAGCTGCCATCCCTAGTGGTGAATATATCTTTGATACGGTAGACATAGCTACCAGCCATGACTGTAGGGGAAAGTATTTTGATATTGAATTTAGTTGCCCAATTTGATATCATCCATTTTACTCCTATTCGCTTATCAAAATAACGTAATAATGTTCATAGAAACTTCCAACAATCCTAGCATAGCCCACTGCTGCTTGGGATTGCACCCTGAAAAAGTCATTCCTTCCTAGAAGATGGTCAGCGTGTTTAGGACTCAGAAGGAGTAACCGTAAAGCTTCTGACGCATCTTTTATCCCAGCAATCAAACTCTCTACACTATTGCCATTTTCGGGATACTTACTAGGCAAAGGATAGAAATTTCTCACAATACGATTGACACAATCTCCTTTATAGCAGTGGCCCCATTCTTCAGCTACTTGAGTAGCTCTTAGGTTGGCTGCTTCTTCCAGTTTCGTCTGCCAAACCAGGCTATTCCTTTCCTGGTCTGGGTGGTTCTTCAATCTCAAGAAGAAGTCCATCGCTGGACCGTTCACTGGTATCTCCGGTGGGGTGCTGATTATCGGCAATAGTATTTTCATCAATAATTTCCTGTAGCAGCTGGAGATTAGCGATGTGCATATCCATCATACGCATTGCTTCTTTTCTCATCCCTTCTCCTTTTCGGATAATCGTTTCCGCCTCATCAAATCTAGCTTGCCAACTATCTAGACTCTTCTTCAGTCCATCAACTCTTTGCTGCAGTGATTGTGCCATTTGGTTCTAGCTCCTTTCCTTCTTCTTCACTTTCGGCTCTAGCAACTTCAAACTTGCTATTTGTTAGTTCAGCTTTAGCCGTTTCTACTATAGAACGAACGATATATTTCAGAACGTAGTCCAACTTACCTTTCGGCGTAGTGGGCAGTGGCACTACAATTCCCCCAACAAAGCTGAGGACCGACCCATGTTGCCGAACTAGGGCTTGGAAATATCTTTCTAGTATTGCGGTTGCTTTCTCATCTGCCAGTGCTATTTCACTGGTTAACGGTCCAACAGCTATCGTTATCTTTGCCATACTACCTCCAAATCAAGAAACCTACTACACGCCAGTCACTGCCTGCAACGGTCCTCTGGCAAGTTACCGCCCCACCTGCGGACACAGCTATGACAATCTTGCTGCCTGAGGTGCCATGTGTGATGGTGAGGCTTCCGCCTGGCACCAAGTTACTCATGCCACCAGGATTGCTAACTGAACCGCCATCCGTGGACCATACCATGACAGATGGATGCAGTCTTTCGGTTACATCCCCAGAGCCATCCGCTATCCAAGTTACAGCGGTCCCGTCATTAAAAGCTCCTGTGACAAAGGCAAAGCCACCTCCGTTATTGTAGCCGTGTATTAATTGCTGGGGGGTAACTTTAATTCCAAGGTTGGCACTTGCTAGCACAGGGCCACCACCCGCTCCAAGCTGAACGGTCCCACCACCTGCTCCAATACCTATCCCACCGCTGTTGACATCCCCAATAATTACAGCGCTAGTTGCTTTCCCGCCACGAATGTAAGTATGTTCATCTGTGGAGTAGCTGAAGTGGGAGCTATAAGTTGTTCCAAAGATGACAAGTGCACCGTTGCCATTTCCACCTCTCTCTACTCTTGCCCCACCAAGTAATTCAGTGTAAGCACTCCCCCAACTGCCATTATATCCGATAGAAATAACACCACCACCAGCGCGGATATAATCTACTCTATTACCACTGTCATGGAACCCGATATTTGTATACGTTGCCCCACTAAGAATAAGTGTTGAGCCGCTAGTATTCCAATTTCCCGCAGTAGGCGTATAATCGACCGAAGTGTTGCCTATTGAGAGACTCCCTGCGGCAAGCGAACTGAAGCTAAGATTGACATCGGCTACAATGCCGCCTGTAAAAAGAAGCCTTCCCTGGTCGGTTATATTTAATCTATCAGCACCAGCGGTGAAATCACGAATCCTGAAATAGTCATTTGGTGTCCCACTCCCCGCCCCAATTCCCCAAACTCTATCACTTCCCCTAGTCGTCTTGAGATTGATGAAAGCATCACTGCTGTCAGAAGAAGGCTGGACAACTATTTGACCATAGAAAGGACTACTATTGATGGGGTCAGCAGTCATATGGATAGGGAAAGTAGGGTCAATAACAGAGCCTAGACCGATTTTACCTCCCTGTACGGTAAGCCCATGAACTGCATTTGTGGGGAAGACTCCCCCAGATGTCCCGTCACAGGTGTAGAAATCTAACGCATTCGCTGGTGCTGTAACACCGTGCCTTGACCGTATCCACTGTGGAAAAGTAGTGGTAGTATTATACCCAAATCTAATTTGGGTATAATTATTTGAACCAGAAGCATTATCCCCACCCCCAAGCTGCAACACGCCCCCAGAGGATACTGCACTTGCCTTCAATCCACCAAATGCTTCTAGCAGACCGGTATTGTACATTACAACCTTGACAGAACCAGGCTTATAGAATCTAAGCGTATCTGAAGACAGGTCAATTGTCCATAGTTGGGAAGATTGGTCAAATATAATTCTAGGAGTGGTAGAGTCCACCCCTAGGCGTACATTTGAGTATCCCAAAGAAGTACTAGCATTCATCGTGCCATAGTACAGCACCCCTTCAGGACCGATGTTCATCTTGACCGAGCCACTTGCTATAAAGGTATATCTTCCTTCAGATAAAATTGACCAGATGTAATTATTAGTATTGAAACGAACGTAAGGCTGATCAGGGTCATCATCTCTGAAACCTAAGTAGTAAGTACTGCCAAGCTGAATATTATTATAGACGGTCGCAGGAATGTGCAAAGGGCTAGCCGCGTCCCCACCTCCACCTAGACGCACATAGCCTAAGCGATTAATTCTCAAGGCTTCAACAGGCGTAGCACTAGCATCTGGAGACACAGAAAAAACTAATCTAGTTGGGATATCATCATTGCCAGGGGCAGCATCAACTTCAGCTACAATTTTCGCTCCTAATGCGGCATCAGCTCCATCAGCCCCACTAAAGGCAATCGTCCCTAACGCATCACCATTGCTGACTACACCCCAAGCGGTCCTTCTCTTCAAAAACTCAAGGGTTGGACCATTAGCATCAGCCACATCCCTTGTTAGGAGAAGGGTATTGCTTGCTGTATCACTAACTTGAAGTTGCCCAGTCCCAAGAGCACCAGTTAGTTGAGGTGGAGTTGCCCCAATAAGAATATCCCCTACAGCCAAGATAGCTGTAGGATTGGGTATTTCTTTGACTTCCTGTTTTTCTAGCCGTCTTTTGATATCGTCCATTTCATCCCGTTGATAAGAGGATAGAGGACGTAGTGCCATAGGGACATAACTCATGTTGGCTCCACTAACTCAAACCTTTGTGTAGGGCTAAGCCCCTGGTCGAATATTATTTCCACACTATCAATTAGTTTGACCGCAATCACTCCCCCAAGAAGTACTGAGACCAAGTCCCCTAAAAAGAAATCTCTACCATACACCCATCCCAAGCTGCTGAAAATTTCAGCTTCCATTGTGATTCTAGCCTTGCGCTGGGCTAAGGCAAAATCACCTATGGCATTTAACTCTGTATCCTCTTTAGATGCGGCATCAACCCAAATTTCCTTATCGTTATTGCTAGCATAATTATCGCCGGTCCTCACAGCAAATGTTCTGGTTGCACCGCTACTTTTGCCGCCGACTATTGCGACCGTTCTTTCTCGCAAGCTGTCACTAGCAATATTAAGATTGGAAACGTTGTCAAGGTATAGGCTAAAAATCATATCGGCTGAACGGTCCGTACTCACCGCTTGTCTAGCGGTAAGAGGACCGATTTGGTCCCAATCTCCCACGTGGGCAAATTCAGTGTCAACCTTATAGGCAAATCCAACATCGTTTCCTATCTCTATCAATACGTCTAAAAGATTGCGACCTGGCTCCACCGAATAGTTGACAGAAGCTGTGCCCCCAATTGCCCCTTGCCCTGTCAATCCTCTCACAACAGTGACATCCCTAATACGGCTTCCTACTACGGTCCCATTAGCTGTAGCATTGAAATTTACCAAATTATCCGCTATGACGGCAATATCTTGTCCTGTCCATTCACTTTTATCATTTATCCCCGTAGGATAGCCGGTGATGTAGCGGTCCAGCACCTCCATCAAATCACTTACATAGATAAGATAGAGGATATTGCCCATATCGTCAGTCGATATTTGACTATCCCTAATGTGCCCTCTAAATTGGATACGCCAAGTGGTGCCATAATTTTCAGTAGGAAGAGTGATAGTTGGAACGGTCAGCACAATGAAAACTAGCTGGTCAAGAGTTGCATAGTTGAGCAAATCATGGCCTTCAGGGACCGTTATAATGGCCATCCCTCCCCGTCCCCAAAACTGCTGAATGGACAAAGAAGTAACATCATCGTAAAGAGCTACGTGTTGATCAGAACCATCAATAAGTAAAATTGAAAAAATGGATTCTCTAATTTGATTCATAAGCTTACATATCGCTTGTAATAATAGATTGAAGCGTAACTGGCACCGGTTGTTCCCGCTGCAGTGAACGTCCAACGATTATATAGATTGGGCCAAGCATTATCGACCGCTAGCGCATTTTTGAGACATAGTAGTCGCATCGTGCTGAACGCTACCAAAGAATTAGGGTCAAGATAGCTCATCCGATTAGCATTGTCACTAACTCTGCGGACCGTCTTTTGCCCTGGGCGCAAATCGATACGGAAAGATTCACCGGCTGGAACAGCTTCATCGAAGGAGATTATCTCTCCCCCAGGCGTGTGGTAGATTGATAGCCCTGCGTCAATCGGCCCTCCCACGTAGATGATGGGCCAATCATCCCAACTAAAATCGTTGCACAGTATATCAAAATTTTTTGCCCCATTAATCAGATTTTGCGGATAGACTTGCTGCGTAGGATAGTAAAAGAAGGGATCAGCAGCCATTAGGTTCAGGACAACCGTTTGGCCTGAACCTACTCTTTGGCTTTGGGGATAATCTACTTCCCCTACCACATAGCAATCTATTCTTCTTACGCCAAAATCATCTCTGGTCATCTCCAAGGTTAAGAAATCGTTGGTAGGGGAAAATATATAACTCAACCTATCCCGTAAACTATCGCTATGGGGCAAGTTATCGCTCCTTATAGTGAGGGTGAGCGTCATATTTCTAGGCAGGATACGAAACCCTTTGTCTGTTGCCCCATGCCCCAAAGGTGCTCGCTGGAAACGTCTTTCAACAGGCGGCAAACCTACTCCATCAATGTGCTGAAGATTAAAATCACCTTGGAATATGTCAAATGTTTGGCCGGTTTCGGAAATAACTTTCAGCCCTTGTAACGGTCCTGGTGCCATCTATCTCCCTCTTCCATATACTCCGGTAAGCGTATTAATCGTCTTTCTGATTTGCCCCTCACCTTGCGGTCCCCCACCACCAGGGATAGAAACGTTCCAGTTGGTAGTATTGTTATAAGAATAGCTTTCAGAAGAGTTATCCATCCCAAATCCACCCAGAGCTTGCTCTAGGACTAGCTGTGGCTGGCGCACCATATCCTTCAAGCCCTTGACAAACCCTCCCATTGTAAAATGGGCTAGCTCTATCATTACCTTGCTATCGCTGTGGATGCCAAGCTGGTCCTTAATCCATTGGGGGATGAGCGAAGTTAGGTGATTGATAACGTTTCTTACATGCGTTATCATTTCCTCGATGCCAACGGTCAAGCCTGAAACTAGATGGTTACCTATCCCCTTCATCACACCCCAAACGTGATTCCTGAAGCTGTCCATAACGCCATTGAAAGTATCAATAATCCTGAATAGAATACTATGGACCTCTGGACCGAAGTTTGGAGAAGCATCAGTGAAGCCTCTCAGGATATTAGCAAATGAGTGCTTAGCCCCTTCATAAAATCTTCCCGCCATAGCCCCAACAGCATAGCTGTATCCTTGCTCTTTGATATCGTTGAGGACCGTATTCAATTGGCCTTTGGCCACATCCCTAGCAGCTGATAGCCCTTCCCCAAGCTTGCCCATTGCGCTCTTTGCCCCATTCCATAAAGTGCTGCCAAGAGCATTCATATCAGTCCCAGACTGTTGCCCCAGCCAAGAAGTGACTGCTGAGAATGCCGCTTGCGCTCCCCCTTTGGCCCATTCAAAGCCGTCCTTGATTCTGCTCATTGCACCCTTGGCACCTTCAAAGATAGAAGAGCCAAGACCGGACAACCAACCAGGCAGCGCGTTCAGCCAGCCTTTGACCGTCTCAATGGCTGAGTAAGTTATCTCTCTTATGCCGCCCCAATTGTTTTGCCAGGCTTGGTAGAGAAGATAGATTGCGCCCCCAACGGCTGCAACCGCAATCCCTACTGGACCGAATAAGGCAGTTACTCCAGCTAAAAGCGGACCTAGACCTGTTATTGCCCCCACAAAGCTGGCAACGGCTCCAAAGGCGCTGACAATCGCTCCTACAAAGGTGATTACTTGCGCTACCACGCTGATACCTAACAGCGCACCGACTATAGTGAGAATAGTCTTCAAGCCACCTATCCACTCGATGAAAGAAGAGATACGCTCAATACCTGTTTTGACCCAATTAAAGAAGTCTATAAACTTACTTACCAAATCTTCTGTCTGACCGCTTAACCCCATCTGGGAAGTGGTTAACTGCACCCCTGTAGAGATGAAATTGAATAGGAATTTGAGGATGGCTTCCCCTACTGGAAGCAAATCTGTCAGCTTGTCCGCAAAGGAAGCTGCCCACCCAATAATTTGGTCCGCATGAGAGGATAAGAACTCGCTTATACGGTCCACCATATTCTTGAAAACTGGAAGGAATTTGTCCCCAATCTTTAGTTTGAGCCCATCAAAAATACCTTGTAAAATTTCAAGGCTGCCCGCAAGAGTATCCATTCTGGTCTTGGCAGCTTGCTCAGCATCAACCTTGCCTATCTCTCCTTTTAGTTTATTGAATGACTCTTCTGTCATCCCTGCAACCGCAGCAGCGGCACGCATTGCATCGGTCCCAAAGATTGTAGAAAATGCTTGAATCTTCTGCTCTTCCGACAAGTCCTTAGTTGCATTGTTCAGAATGCCTGATATCTCTGCCATACTTCGCATGCTGCCATCAGCAGTGAAGAATGCATTTTGCCCCTGCTCTAGGCTATCTTGCAGAACTTTGATTTTCTCAGCAAGCCTACTTTGTTGCTCTTGAAAATTCTTACTTGTAGGATCTAGCTCTAGAAGCTGCGATTGATATTTCTTAATCTTAGCCGATACACCATCAAATTCTTCCTTGCTAAGACCGGTGAACAGCCCAAGCTCACGCATAGTTGCCACTGCGGGTTTGGTATCTGGTACTAAGCGCTGTAGAAACGTTTTGAAGCTGGTGCCGGCATCAGAACCGCTGGCAAAGAAAGGAGCAATACTAGCAATTACAGTATTGAAGTCTGCAAAATCAACACCAGCAATTGCAGCAACACCACCGGCTTGAGCCAACGCTAGCCTATAGTCATTAATCCCAAATTTACTTTTGACCGTAACCCCTGTGATGCCATTGACAGCGGTCATCATATTTTTAGCTTCAATGCCAAAGAGGGACATTACATCTGTGGCAATATCCGCTGACAGGCTGAAATCACCACCGGTGGCGTTAGAAAGGAGAACCGTACTCTTAGCTGCCCCTTCTAGTATCTCAGTCATGTCCAAGCCATTTTTAGCCAACATCTCAATGGCGTCAGCAGCTTCAGTGGCGTTGACTTTAAGAGTAGGGTCTATACCCAGATTGCCAATGAGGTCTTTCAAAGGGGCGATAGCTTCAACACTAGTATTCATCACGCTAGCAATATCAGCCACGTGTTGTTGCATATCGGCTGCTTCCATTGTGGCCGACACAATCCCAGCCGCTAGACCTCCAATGGCAACAGTAGCTGCAGCCGCACTAGCCTTGAGAACGGTCCCAAAGAGGTTTGTCAACGGAGCCAACCCACGATGCGCAGCGCCTGCCTTGGACTCCAAAGAGCCTAGGTTGTTCTTGACACTATTGATTCCCCCGCTAGCCTTATCAACTAGCTTTAGGATGATTTCTAGTGTATTGTCCACGTGACTTCCTTCGCATATTTTCAACCCTAGTTTCGGTATTGACCATTGCTAGGATTGAATAGACATCCCTGATGCGCTGTGCTCTTAGTTCTTGTGGTGTCCAGCCTAGTCTATCGTAAAAGACCTTAAAGATTACATATTCAGGTGGAGCAGATGCGCCTGTCCAAAGATGACTGGTCAGGCGCACTTTTAGTTTTTTACTTCTTCATCCGGTCCCATCAGTTTCTTGAGCTGGGTCAACAGCCCGTTCACCACTCTTGCACTGGTTTTGTTGATGTCAAGACCGGTCACTGCTCCTAGAATATCAGTCATGGCTTTCAAGGTTTCTACTTCGCTGAGAGTGCCAGCTTTATTCTTGGCCTCAATCTCTGTGAACTGCATCAGGTGGTCCCAAGTAAGAGCATCAGGGTCAATCTCAACCACCACATCTTCAACTTCTTTCCACTTTACAATTACAGAAGATTGCTTTTCTTCTTTCTTGATTTCTTCCATTCCTTAGCTCCTTCTAACTAGCCCTTAGCGTTGGCGAAACGGCTTGACCGTTAAGGTGGTGACACCCGAATAGGTAAGGCTCACCAGCCCTAGAGCGTTGTTGAAATAGCGAGTGGGAAACGGTCCAAAGATTCTAGCCCCACCCGCTGCGACCGCTGTTGCTACATCTGTCAAAGGCACGTTTCCATCTACGTACTGGGCCACGATGGTGACCGTAATCGGCGCCCCACTTCCGTTATTGACATAGAGAAGAGTATTACCATCATTCGGGAATTGGTCCCCGCCAGCTGCTGCTGCAACCGGAGTAAATACCACTCCTTCTAACACAGGATCAATTACTGCTAATGTTGCCATCTTCTTCTCCTTATGTGATAGTCTCTTCAGCCATCTTGGGGACTAAGAGACTAAACATTGCCATCATCGGGTCACCGGTGGTCGCATCCCCTTCAGGCGGCAAACAGCTAACGATAGGCGCACGAAACAAATCATTGGCATCATCCGCAGTGTAGTAACGTTTCCCACCAACGATATTTGTAGGGGAATAGCGCATGAACAGACTCTTATTGGGACTGAGCCACTGCTGCCACACGATGCCAAAAGCTTCCCAAAGAGCCTCGCTATACACAATATCGCACTGAACCGTGATTGGGGCGGTTTTGTTGCTATGCGTAACAATAGGGGCTGAGCCGCCAGCTGTATTTGTTGAGCCGGTTTGTTGGTCTCCACCACTATAACTTACACGAGTAGACTCCCCGCTGATGTTCAACCAATCAGTACCATTGACACTTACTTCTAGAGTATAAATACTTCTAGGCATCCCCTGTGTTTGAATTGACATTTACCACCTCAGCAATCCTACTGTAACATCGGCGGCTGAATCACTGTAGGTGATGACCGCTTGCCCAAATTGATTGTTGACATATCGTGGCGGGAACGGTCCCAAGACCGCTTGCGTAAGGGCCGCTACCACGAGTGCGATAGGGTCCACCGCCACTCCCTCCACTTCACCTGCGGGCGTGATTGTGACGGTCCTAGGGTCCTCTGCGTGGGCATTCCTCACGATGATAACCGTTCTCCCATCATTGAGGAAGTTATCCCCTGCGGCTGCAGCCGCATTCATTGTGATAGTTGCTCCTAGCTTACTCGTGTTCTGTACTGCTAATGTTGCCATCTTCTTCTCCTTCCAACTCTTCTTCTAGTTTCTTGCGATGTTTCTTGGGGACCGTAGGGACATCTACTGTCAATTTGCCAGGGGCAATCAACCCTCCCACTTTCTCAATTGCCCCACTAAAGAGAAGATACTTTGCTTGTACAGGCGATAATTCTATAGTATCTCCAACCTTCACCTTGCCAGCGGTCACAGGACGTTTGAGCACAGTATATTTATCCAAGTCTCACTACTCCTAACACGGTGAGGGAAATCACAAACCCTTTGTAGGCCACTCCTGCATAGGTCAAACCCGCCTGCATTGCCAATTCCCCACCTGCCATAATGCCACTATCGTTTACGCTAGTGATGATGCCATAGCCATCAGCTAAAATCTCATTGCGATAATAGGTCTCAATAAATCTAGGAAGAAGTTCCATCGATGTCCAGCTTGGGATGTCATAATTGCTTTGGCCGCTAGGCTCAACATAGACTCTTACGCTGTACACTCTTTCCGATTGTATTTGAATAGCCCTTGCAGTTACTTTCCTAGTCGTACCCCTTCCAGGCCAAACAAGCGCGCAAGGAAGGTTAGCGGTATTGAGAGCACCAGGATATTTAATTGGGGCAGTGGTTATGCCTTCAATCGTCTTATTGATGTTCTGTAACAAGGTTACTATTTCAACAACCATGTTATCGCTCCAAAGATTTATAAGGCTCTAGCATCTGTATCACGTCCATTGGAATAGAAGCTTTCATCCTGATTGCCCCTATTTCCGTAAAAGCAGTTTGGTCAAATATTTGAGCATCCTTTTGCCGATAGAGCCAGCCTGCTATTCTTAAAGTGGCTTGTACAATATTCGCTGGAGGCGTAAGCGAGTATCCCCATTTGCCAAGAATACTTATTGCATTCTCTGGACTAGTCGTATATGTCCAAAACTTGCTACTCGTGGACTTAATACGTACAGCGAAATAGGGTGGACAATTTGGCATCAGCAATTGGTAGTCGGCTGTGGTCAGTACTTCTCCATCCCCATTTGTCAAGGTGGTGACCGATAGCAGCCAATCGTCTAGCATAAGCATCCCACAATCAGCAAATTCAGGATTGAAGTAGCGGGTGGTATCCGCGCTGACTTCAAAGACTTTTTGCGTGATTTGATCAACCATAGCTTGGGCCGCTAGACAAAGGCGGTCCAGCAATGTGTCGTCATCGGTCCCTAAAGGGCCAAGATACTCTTTTAGCAGTGCAGTAGTGATATAGGCCATCACACCTCCAAATAGACGATTGTAGAACCACCTTTGGCCGCACCACCCCCAGTCACACCAAGCGTAAGATTGGAGTTAACAACTATTCCCAGCTCATCAGATTTGACTTTTTGGGTCACCGCCGCATTTGATAGATTGGCCCCTAACGCATTCAGAACGTCTACTCCATCGGCATCCTTAACGGTCACATCATAGGCATTATCTGGTTGAGTCCCTCCGGCATCAGGAATTTGCACCGCTGCAGCAACTTTTCCAGTCACAGGGACCGTAGTTGCACCATCGGCTGCACCACCTGCACTAGTTACCCAAGTGAACTTGACACGCCACAAATGGCCAACCCGTCTCTCTGTGATTGTAACTGTACCTGCCATTACTCTTTCTCCTTGAGAGACTCTTCAGCTTCCTCAGTCAGCAATAGTTGTTCAAGTACTGCAATCGCTCCTTCTAGCCGGTGGAGAGACGCAATCAATTTAACTCGTTGCTCACGCAATTCTTGAAGACGTTTCTCAACTAATCTTGCCATAGCTCCTTCCTTCCTTTTTTGCTTTACGGTCCACTTAGAATTGATGTTGGGTCTGCCACAGGGCAGCGCCAGCGGATGGTTGCCCCTTCTTCGACAGCTATCAGGCGCACTGATTCACCAGTGTTAGTTAGGGTAATAATCGTATTCCCAGCTTCATTAACCGTAGTGGCACAAGTAATAACGCAAGCTCCTACTAGAGTCTTGCCATAAATTAGCAATTCTTGGCCAATATAGGTAGGAGCAGCAAGCGTGCGGGTTTCGGCTCCAGCGGTCACAATAGGAATGTAGCCGCTTACAGTCACAGGGAGGGCTGCACCGTTGGCAACATCAGCCAAAGCAGGAAGAGTCCGAATTGTAGCAGCACCGACTGGAGCAAGAGAGTTAGCAGAAGCATCGAAAAGAAGATAGTTACCGACTGCTGAACCGTAAATCCAGAGGTCAAAGGATTCAGTACCATTACCAAATTTCATGACCGTATTGTTGGCTAGGGCTAGCCAATCTAGGTCCGTGCCATCCCAACGTAGGGCGACATCACTGGCATCCCCAAAGAGAAGTAAGTCAGCATCTTCTAGGCGGAAGTCAACCCCATCCAGACTGACAAGATTAGCAGAAGCGTCAAAGACGATTTGGTGATCGGCTGTCCCTCCAAAGATGGTAATATCCATCGATAAGGTGCCATTGCCAATTTCCCAAAGAGTATCGTCAGCAGCAGGCAGCATCTCAAGCTTCCCTGCACCACTATCCCAGTTGAGAACAACATCATCATTATCCCCGAAAGATAATTCAATATCATCCTCAAACCGGAAACCAGCGGTCCAGTCTTGAATGACTTGCGCACCCTCGATAACCAGGGCAGCACCATCAAAATAGATCTCAGAGTCATCGCCAGTCCCAAAGGCTAGATGGACATCGTCATCAAATACAACTTTTCCAGTCCCCTGATAGTGTAAGTTTCCACCTACCCACTTAGTTTTCACTCTTGTTGCAGGCATCTTAACCCTCCATAGTCTTGAACAAACATTCAGTAACTTCTTGGCGGTGGTGCCGCCAGATATAAGATTTTATGGCCGTTCCAGCCCCTTCTGCACACCCCTCAGACTGGAACCGTTACCGGTGTGATGGCACCCTGTACTAGTTGATAATAGCGCTAGGCGGTGTAGCTTGCTTGTAGCGCTCTAAGAGGATAAAGACGCCACTTACAAAATTGCCCGCTTGGGAGCTATCACTCACCGTAAAGTTAATACAGTCGAATGGAGTGGCTGCATTAATGTCTAATGCATCAGGGTCGATTTCAACCAACACCATCTTTTTCTTGATATCATTAGTAAGAGTAACTGTCTTGCCATTGGTGGCCCTTACTAACGTATCCCCGGCAGCGGTGTCCTCATTGACCCAAATTTTATGGTCACTAACCACCGCCTTAGCTCCACCAGCCGCTACGTTATACGCTTCTTTCAGAGTGACAACCGTTGCATGACCAACAGCTTGTGTAAATTGGAGTAGAATCCAAGCCTTATGGGCATTTTTTAGGCTCACATAATCACTTGTCACTCCACCATTTGTAGTTACCGGTCCAGCGGTGGCGTCCACAAACTTGTACAACTCAGGTAAATTCGCATTATGTGTCATCGTTGTAATCTCCTAGAATAGCCCTAGATTAAACGATAAAATCTAAAAGGTATAAAACTACCAGTTTAGTCCTATCGTTTAATCTAGCCCTGTTTCATCGCTCCTAGCGAGACGCTAGGGTAATGAATGGGGACAATGTATTAGTCCCTTGATATGGCGTCAAAGCCTGATGCCAAAGGCTCTGACCGTCCACACGATAGATCCAGCGAAAAGCGGTTTGGTCAGTCAAGAACTGGACATGGATAGAGGAAGCTTGCTGCAGCCCTCCCTTATCCACCATCAGGTATTGCTTCAAGTCAAAGAAAGCAATATCCCCTTCCACTCCTAACGTGGAATTGAACTCAGTAGGGATAACAGGACGACCCATTAGGGTTGCATAGGGTGACTGATTGACGCCTCCAGGTGGAAGATAGACCGGCTGGCCACCAGTTCCAACGGGAAAGGTCATCCCGAATAATGCCGGCTCAATATCCTGATTGATATACCATGCAGCATTCATCCGGCTCTTAGCCCACATGCGGGACCACATCTTGAAGACATTCTCCACCAAGATTTCAGCGGTTGTCTGCCCAGCCTCAGCAGCCACCGCAATCTTGGCTACAGCATTCATAATCCCTTGCAGTTGGCCGGCGCCGGTCCCGCGAAAGATAGAATCATCCACCATGAAGGCAGCTTCCTCACTAGCCCCCATCTGCATAACGGCACCAAGAGCCGTAGAGTCTTGGAGAAGTTCATCTGTCATGTACATGAGCATACCCATCTTCTTTAGATTCCATTCCATTTGACGCA